AATTTGATTCAGAAGAAATGGATTATATTGGTTTAGGTGATGGTTCATGTTTAAGTCTTAAAGTGATGAGCTTTGATAATTTAGGAGAAGCATTAAATAGCGAAGTAGAAATATTAGAAGAAGAAGAAACAGGAATAAGTAAACTAGAAAAAGAAAAAGTGTTAGAAGAAAATCCAGCAGAGTTTAGATATGATCTTAGATATTATTACGACAAAGAAAAAATGGGAGACAAAATAAATGAAATTATTAAAAAAGTAAATGAATTAGATAAGAAAATAAATAAGGAGGAATAGCAATTATGGACATATACAAAAGATTTGATAAATACTTCCAATATAGTTACTTTAACGAGATAAATGAAAAAGTGGGAGTATTTAGTACGGATATGCCTAAAGATATATTAAGAGAGGCTGAAAATATTTTTGATGTAATAGAATATGATGAAATAAAAAGCAAAAAAACTAAAAAAACATAAAAAATTTTAAAATTTTTTCAAAAAAAGTGCAAAAATTAAAAAACAATGATATAATATATTTAGCATTTAATATCTGACATCTGACAAATAATGGTACTAGATAAGTTATTTGTAAAACCTCTTAAAAATTTATATAAACTATGCAAGAGCCGATTCTAGTTAAGGCTATATATATTGGAGATAGTGTAAAAGTAGCACTCCGACAGGGAGTAGGAAACGAAAGCTGACGGCAGATTAAAGGGTGCGATTCCCCTTCTCCAATGCCAGGGGCTAGGTAGCATCTAGATAAGAGTTGAGTATAAATTAGGGAGACTCCTCCGAAAAGAAAATAAAAATCCCTTACATTTAATATATATAGTACACAGCAGAAATAACATAGAGTGCAAGTTGGCTAATAGTAGGAGAGCTGAAGTAAAAAAAGTAAGTGAGCCGAAGTATAAAGCCAATTAGTTCTAGAGTGCAATATTCTATAACTATTTCTATTGTGTAGTGTTTATATGACACTATATAAATGGCTTTATCTATTGAAATAAAAAAGAGCAAGAACGTAAGCCCTTACTCATGAAATGTTGTTTGTTTAGAGGAAACTTGAGATTTATTTTCATAGATAGGCTGAATACTACCGATAAGGTAGTATAAAATTATATAGCTCGTTAGAAGGTAACTAACATTGCTACTGCCAGTTATAGTAAAGTGTACATTATACTATGCAGAGCAGACGAATATTATAGCGAAAACCATTGTCGACAAAAGAAAGCTATAAGACGTAAAGTGCAGTAAACTATATAATTTTGTAGTGCTTTATCTTAAATAATATGTAGTGGTGGAATAGACACTAGGCTTTCACACTAGTGGTAAAAACAGAAAAGGCGAAAGGTTCGAGTCCTTGACAACTACCCGAAAAGGGCGTGGGGGAACGGTTGAAATCCGTTATAGGAAAGAATATCTGTTAATAGTAGACACAAGGGTTAAACGCGTTAGGAACAAACGAGAGCTGTCATGCGATAGGCTGGTAACTGAGTTCATGCAGACATCTAGGGTGCAAATCCCTAGCTACATATAAAAAATAAAAAGGAGGATTAAATATGTTTAATTTAGGTAAATTTATATTATTTATAATATGGTTACTAGATATATTTAATCTTCCTTTTATGCAATGTTTAGATAATGAGTTGCCAATAAATACAATAGCTTGGATTATTATATGGATTTTAGTAAATACTAATATAACTATAAAGAAAGAATAGAAGGGGAATAATATGGACAATTTAAAAATTGAATATGTGGACATAAACACATTAAAAGAATATGAAAAAAATGCAAAATTACATCCGCAAGAGCAGATTGAGCAGATTAAAAAAAGCATTCAAGAGTTTAATATGATAGACCCAATTGGAGTTTGGAAGGACAATAGCATAATTGAAGGAAATGGAAGATATAAAGCTTGTAAACAATTGGGTATAAAAGAAGTGCCAATAATAAGACTAGACCATTTATCAGATGAAGAAAGAAAAGCATATACATTAGCACACAATAAATTAACAATGAACTCAGACTTTGATTTAGATATTTTAAACGATGAATTAGATGATATATTAAATATAGATATGTCAGACTTTGGATTTGATTTAGATTTAGAAGATGAATTTGATGAAGAAAATCTCGAAGATGAAAGACAAAAAGAAAAAGTAAATGTATCAATAGTGTTAAATAGTTATAATGATTATGAAACGATAAAGGAGAGAATAGAAAACTTGACAGATGAAGTCAATGGAAATCTATCAATAAAAATGATATGAAATTAACAAAGGCAAATAGTAAAGCAATAAAATATGCTTGTAAAAATTTTCATTATTCACAAAGTGTTCCAACAGTACAATATGCTTATAATGTTTATAATGATAAAGATGAATGGTGTGGAGTTATATTGTTTGGTGGTGGAGCTAATAATAATTTAGCAAAGTCTTTTAATTTAAGAAACGGCGAAGTATTAGAGCTTGAAAGAGTGGCTTTAAATGGAAAACAAGAACAAACAAGCAAAGCTGTAAGTATAGCATTAAGATTATTACATAAAGAAAATCCAATAGTAAAATTAGTTGTTAGTTATGCAGACCACAGACAAAAGCATTTAGGAATAATTTATCAAGCTACAAACTGGATTTATTTAGGAATGACAAAAACAAGTGACTTTCAATATTTTTACAATGGCAAATGGACACACGAAAGAACAATTAATAGTAAAAGTAATAAAGATGAATTAAAAGCAACATTGCAAAAAAGACAAAATTCAAACAAATTTAAGTATGTATATTGTTTTGATAAAGAACTAAAAGAAAAATATAATGCAATAAAAAAAGAATATCCAAGCAAAGAAGATTTAACAGATAAAGATGCGTGATTAGTTAAATAGTAGAACACTTTATAAACCTATAAAGAGATAAAGGTGCAATTCCTATTATCACGCTCCAATATTTTAAGATAAAAAGGAAGTGATATAGTGGCAAAGGGACAGATAAAACAAAAACAAGCAACAATAAGCCAAAGTACATTTGAAAGCCTTTGTGCTATACAATGTACAAAGGAAGAAATATGTGCAGTTTTAGATGTTAGCTTTAATACATTATTAAGATGGTGTAAAGAGACTTATAACAAAGACTTTGGAACTATTTTTGATGAAAAACGACAAAATGGGAAAGCAAGTTTAAGAAGAAGTCAATGGAAATTAGCAGAAAAAAATCCGACAATGAGTATATGGCTTGGAAAACAGTATTTAAAACAAAGAGACAATATAGAAGTAGAACACAATGCACAAAATGGAATATTAGGAGATTTAATAGGAGCATTAAATAAAGCAAAGGAAGGGAAATAATTTGATGGATGTAAGAAAAACATTCGGAAAAGAATGTGTTAAAGAACATATAATTGAAATAGGACAAGATTTAATTAAAAGAGCAGAAGAAATCTCAAATAATATAGATAATGTTAGAGATATAACTATATATGCAAAGCTAACACCTAAAGATATAGTGCATTATGACGTTACTAAAAGTTATGGAGTTAATGCAATAATTCACGATAAAGAGGAATAATAATGAGTAAAACATTAAATGAAATGTTAAATCCAAAACAAATAGATTTTATGCTATATGATGATAGAAGAATAAACTTATTAACAGGAAGTGTAAGAAGTGGTAAAACATATGTATCATTGCTAAAGTGGGCTATATTTGTTGGAAGTATGCCAGAGAATAGCGAGTTTCTTATGACAGGTAAAACTATAACTGCACTTAAAAGAAATTGCCTAGGACTATTACAAGAGTTAGTTGGAGATAATTTTAAGTACAGTATTAGTCAAAAGAGTGGTACATTATTTGGTAGAAGAATATGGTTAGAGGGTGCTAACGATGATCGTGCTGAAAGTAAAATAAGAGGTATGACATTATCAGGAGCTTATGTTGATGAGTTAACACAAATACCAGAAGACTTTTACAGAATGTTATTATCAAGATTAAGTATGAAAGGTGCTAAACTATATGCAACAACTAACCCTGATACACCAACGCATTGGGTTAAGGTTGATATTATAGACAATGAAGAAATAGATAAAAAAATATGGCATTTTACATTTGATGATAACGAGATTCTAAAAGCAGAAAATCAAGAGTATTTTGACAATTTAAAAGCAGAATATCAGTCAATGGGAGAAGTATATTATCAAAGGTTTATATTGGGGTTATGGTGTGTTGCAAATGGAGTTATATATAAGAACTTTGCTAACAATAGCGAGTTGTTTATAAGAGAAAAGCCTGTAATAATAGAAAATGGAAAGGAAAAGCCTATTAACTTTATGATATTATCTATTGGTATTGACTATGGAGCTTCTGAAGGTGCAACAAAGTTTACTTTAAATGGAATAACATCATTGTTTAAAGAAGTGTGGACTTTAGACGAAGAAAAGTTTGGCGGTAAAGATGGTCTATATTCTCCAGAAGAATTCTATAAAAAGTTTGAAGAGTTTTACAAAAGGTCAGTAGAACAATATGGAAAGGTTACACATGTGTTTTGTGATTGGGGTGCGTTGGGGCAAGTTCTTACTTATGGATTAAATAGATATTTACAACAGCATAATATACCAATACAAGCCCAAGATTGTATAAAAGGCGAAATAAACGACAGAATATATTTAGATAACTATTTATTTGCACAACACAGACACTTTATATTAAGCAAATGCAAATATCTAATACAGGCATACAAAACAGCAATATGGGACGATAAAAAAACAGATACCCGTTTAGATGACCGGTAGTGTAGATATAGACTCGCTCGATAGCCACGAATATTCAATTAATCCGTTTTTTGATAAACTTATGATGAAGATAAGATAACTTATAAGCCTATTGCAGAAGGTACAAAAATATAATATAATACTGATGAGGTGATTATATGAAATGTATTTATGCAATACAAAATAAAATAAACAAAAAAATGTATATAGGAATGACAACAGACTTTAAGGACAGAATAGAATATCATTTATGGGAATTAAGAAACAATAAACATCATAGTATAAAATTACAAAGAGCATTTAATAAATATGGAGAAGATAATTTTGAATATTATGTCCTTGAAGAAATGAAAGAAAGTACATCAAATCAATTAGCAGAAAAAGAAAAAGACTATATAAAAAAATATGACACATATAATAATGGGTATAATTGTTCTTTGGGTGGAGAAGGACACGAAGGATATACACCGAGCCCAGAAGCAATAAGAAAATTAATAGTAAGGAATAAGACTACAAAGCCAATGCTAGGAAAACACCTATCGCAAAAAAGCAAAGATAAAATATCAAAAGCAAATAAAGGCAAAGGTAATGGTTTTTATGGAAAAACGCACACTGAAGAAAATAAGAAAAAGTTTAGTGAGAATTCTAAAAAATTATGGCAAGAACATTATGAAGAATATAGAGAAAGATTAGTAAACTTAAATAAAAGTGAACGCAGAAGAAAAGAAGTATCTGAACAAATGAGAGGAAACCATAATCAAAAAAGCAAGGTAACAGAAGAAGATGTAATTGAAATAAGAAAAAGATATGACAATGGAGAAAAGCCTAGGTTTATTTTGAAAGATTATCCTCAATTATCAGCAAGTGGTCTTAAAAAAATTTGCAGACACGAAACTTGGAAATATTTAGATGTTTAACATAAAGTAAAAAACATCGATTATGGTAAACAATATAAAAAATATTGATAAATTAATACATACATAAAATTAATCAAAAGAAAAATGATAGAAAAACACGGCAAAACACTTTTTGAAAGGGGAATTATGTAAATGAAATTAGAAAAGTTTTTACAAGACAATTATGGATACAATCCAGACGTAAAAGATTTAATTAAGAGCTATATTAAACAATGGAAGAGTTGGTATCAACGGAAATGTTAAATCTTTTCATAACTATTACATATACAATGGGCAGAAGAAAGTAAATAAACAAAGATTTACACTTAATATGGCAAAAGAAATAAGCGAAGACTGGGCAGATATTCTTTGGAGTGAAAAATGTCAGGTATCATTAAAGAATGAAAAGACACAACAACAGTTTGATGAATTGCTAGACATATTAGATATTAATACAGTTATAAATCAAACAATAGAAAAGTCTGGAGCATTAGGAACAAGTGCAGTAGTAGTTTCTGCTTATGATATTATTAAAAATGAAGATGGAATGACATTAGATGTAAGCAATGCAAAAACAAGAATAAATATAGTTGACATTGACTGGATATATCCATTAAGCTGGAATAATGCAGAAATAACAGAATGTGCATTTGGAAGTGTTGAATATATAGAAGGACAAAAATACATAGTTTTATCAGTACACAAATTAAATGATACAGGAAATTATATCATTTATAATCACTTGTTCAAAGATACAAACGGAAACTTAACAGAGATAGAACAAGAAGATACAGAAGAAGCATTTGATACAATGGCGAATATAAAATGGTTTGCAGTATTTAAACCACTTTTAACAAACAACTTATTTAATAATAATCCATTTGGAATACCACATTATGCAAATGCAATTGATGTATTAAAGACAGTTGATATTGACTTTGATGCATTCAAAAATGAAGTAAAAGATGGTAGAAGAAGAACATTTGCAAGAGCTGAAATGTTTAACTATGATGATGGAGAACAAAAACTAACATTTGACCCTAACGACACAGATATTTATATGTTACCGAAAGGAGCTAACAAAGAGGATTTAATACAACAAGACCACGACAATTTAAGAACAACTGACCAAATAAATGCAATAAATACATCATTAAATATATTAGGTTCTAAAGTTGGATTTGGAGAAAATCATTATCATTTTGATGGAACTAATTTATCAACAGCAACAGCGGTAATCTCAAGTAATAGCAAAATGGCTCGTAGAATGAAAAAATTACAAATAGGTTATGAAAGTGCAATATATGATTTAATAAAGGCTGTATGCTATGTTTCAACACAATTTGGAGCATATAATATAAATACAGATGATATGGTTATTCAATTTGACGATTCAATAGTAGAAGATAAAGAAGCAGAAAGCATAAGAGCATTAAGAGAATATAACGCAGGATTAATAAGTGCAGTTGAGTACAGACAACGCATTTTTGGGGAAACCAAAGAGGTTTCAGAAGAAAAAATAAGAGAAATACAAAAGCTAGAACCAGAAACAGAAGAACTTGTAAAAGAATAGAGGTGTAACAGGTGTTAAGTGAAGATGTAAAAGAAAAAATGGCGGAACAATTAGTCGATAAAGTTGAAGAACTAAACGCAACTATTTTAGAAGAAATTGGCAATACATTAAAATATATGGGTACACTAACACCTAGCCAAGCCTATAAGATTATACAGGATTTAAAATATGGTGGAAGTTACCAAAAGATTATTAAGAAGCTAGCAGAAGTAAGTAAACTAAATGAAAAACAGATTTACAAGATATTTGAAGAAATTGCAAAAGATGACCAAAACTTTGCAAAACAATTTTACAAGTTTAGAAAGATAGACTTTATACCTTACAATAGAAATAAAGAACTAAAAGACCAAGTAAGAGCAATAGCAAAAATAACAGCTGACCAGTACACTAACTTAATGAAAACAAGTGCATTTATGACAATAAGAAATGGCAAAAAGGTATATACGCCACTTTCAAAAGTTTATCAAGAAACATTAGACAAAGCAGTATTAGATATAGCACAGGGAAAAGAAAGTTATCAACAAGCAATTAACAGAACAATACAAGAATTAGCCGAAAGTGGAATACAGACAGTTGATTATGAAAGCGGTTATCATAGAAGACTGGATAGTGCAGTTAGAATGAATGTATTAGATGGTATGCGAGACTTGTCAAACACTTTACAACAACAATTTGGCGAAGAGTATAAAGCAGATGGAGTTGAAATATCAGTACACGAACACCCTGCACCAGACCACGCAGATATACAAGGACATCAATACAGCAATGAAGAGTATGAAAAGTTAAATGATAGCTTAGAAAGGCCAATTAGCACCATGAACTGTTATCACTACATATTTAGTATTGTTTTAGGTGTAAGTAAACCAGAATATAGTCAAAAGCAATTAGATGAAATAAATAAAAAGAATACAGACGGATTTGACTTTGAAGGAAAACATTATACTTTATACGAGGGTACACAGTTACAAAGGCAAATTGAAACTAAAATAAGAAAGCTAAAAGATAAGCATATTGGAGCAGTTGCAGTTGGAGATATAGACGAAGCTGGAAATTGTCAAAGAAAAATAAGGCAGTTATCTAGTAAATATAATCAATTAGCAAAAGCAAGTGGATTAAGAACAAAATATAATAGAACCCAAGTAGTAGGTTATAGGGAGATTAAATATGATTATAGCAATAGACAATATTGATTTAATTAAAAAAGTAAAAGGAAATGAAATTATATACGCATTTGATGAATTTAATGTTGAAGACATTAAAAAAGCTTATGAATTAGGTGCAAAATGTATAAATTATAAATATGTTAAAAAGGTTGACATTAATTTAACTGAGTTTGACATTAGATGTAAAAAGAAAGCTAATATAAATGATGAAGATGCTTTGTGTTTACCATTAAGAAAAGATTATAAATTTGCTATTATAATTCCAAATTATAATAACGATCATGGCAATTATAAGGGAAAAACATTTTTTCAAAATTGTATTGAAAGTGTGTTAAATCAAACATATAAAAACTTTGAATTAATAATAGTAGATGATATGAGTACAGACACATCAGTTGAAACAGTAAAAAGCTATAAGAACAAAAGAATACATTTAATACAAAACAAAAGGAAAAGATATAATGGTGGTAGTAGGAATGTTGGCATTGAGTATGCATTAGACAATTTAGAGTTTGACTATTTTTGCTTTTTAGATTCTGACGACTGGTGGAAACATAACAGAGTATTAGAAGAAATAAATTACGAACTAAACGATTGTGATATGGCACTAATAGGAATGGAATTAATAGACAAAAATGGTGTATTTATGACAAAGTTTCATAGTTATAAAAATGCGGATGAGTTCTTTTTAAGTGATAATAAAGTTTGGTGTACAGCTTGGAGCAGGGTTATCAGAAAAGATAAAATAGTATATTTTTGTGAAGATACATTAATGGAGGATAGGGTTTGGAGCTATTTACAAGCAGACAATGTTGATTACAATAATGTAATAAATATTGAAGAAGTAATGTATGTATGGAATAGAACTAATACAACTAATAGTGTATCTTTATCAAGAAGTAATATGTGGAATGCAAGTGCATATTGTCATATTGGACATCAACTAATGCTAAAGGATAAATTAAAACATAAAGAATATATTAAATTAATAGAACCACGAATTGAAAAATGTAAAAGTTTAGTAAAAAGTGGAGAATATAAACAATATTAAAGGGGGTGTATAAAATGAAAGTAAAATGCAAAGTAACAAATCCATTTAATGACTTGCAAGATGAAAACAAACAAAGAAGAGTGGGGGACGAATTCGAATGTACTTTGGAAAGAGCAGAGTTTTTACAAAAAAACAATGTAATAGAAATTATTGAAGTTGCAGAAAAACCAACAGAAGAAACACCAGAGGTAATAGCAGAAGAAAAGCCAAAAAGAAAAAGAACTAAAAAAACTATTGAAAATGAAAAATAGTTATGATAAAATTTAATTAAGGAGAGTTGTTATGGAAATTAAATGTAATTGTGGCAAACTCCTTGCAAAATTTGCAAATGATAAATTATATTTATATTGCAAAAGATGTAAAGAAGAAATAGAAATTGATATAAAAAAATTATATAAAGCAGAGCCTAAGAGCCAAGAGTAAAATCTAGGCTCTTTTTGTTTTGTATAATTTATTATATAAAAGGTTAACGCACCTTAAAAGCGGAATATCAAGCCTAACTTAATGGCTATAGAAGAAAAGGAGAAAGTGTTATGGAAGATAACAAAGACGTTGTTGTAAACAATGGAGAAACAGGAGATGTTAAACCTGAAAAAACATACACAGAACAAGAATTGCAAGAAAAAGTACAAAGTAGTTTTAACGCTGGTGTAAAGAAAGCTAGCACTGACTGGCAAAAAGATGAAAAGTACAAGGAATTTTTGGACTGGAAAAAACAAAATCAAAACGATAGTGACAAGATAAACGAATTAACAAACACTAATGCAAGTTTATCAAACGAGATTAAGAAATTAAAAGCACAGATTGAAGTCGATAGTACTGATGTCAAAAAAGAGTTTAGTAAATTTGTAACAAGTGAAGTTATGAGTTTAGTCAATGACACTACGGACTTTAAGACAGCTTTGAAAGAATACAAAAAAAATAATCCTCAATTTTTTGGGGAAGTACAAATTAAAAAAGTACAAACAGCTCCAAATTTAAGTGGTGGAGCTAGAGCAAGTACAACTAATGATATTATTAACAATATGATTAGAGGAGTTTAAATTTTAATAAAAGGAGAGATAGTTATGGCAAATATGATAACAAAATCAGATGCTTCTGCATTAATTCCAGAACAAGTAATGGAAGAAATATTTAAAGAAGCACAAAAATATTCAAAAGTATTACAACTATTCAGAAGATTACCTAACATGACTTCTGATAAAATGAGATTAAAAGTAGTTGACAGTTTACCTGTTGCATACTGGGTAAATGAATCAACAAACAATGGTAGAAAGAATACTACTAAAATGGCTTGGGACAATGTATATTTAACAGCAGAAGAATTAGCTGTTATTGTACCAATAAAAGACAATGTATTAAATGATACAGATGTAGATATATGGGAACAAGTAAAACCAGAGCTAGTAAAAGCAATAGGAAAGAAAATTGACCAAGCAATATTATTTGGAATTGATGCTCCAGCTTCTTTTGGAAATGGTGTAATTCCAGATATAATTGCAAAATCAAAATCAGTTGCAGAAACAGGAAATCTTTATAGCGATATTAACAATGTTATGACAGAAGTTGAAGAATCAGGATACGAAGTAACAGGATTACTTGGTGGAGTTGGATTAAAAGGTAAATTCCGTATGATGACAGATACAACAGGACAACCATTAAACACAACAGAAATTGGTTCATTAAATAGAGCATTTGTTGATAATGGTGCGTGGGATAAAACACAAGCAACATTAATAGCAGGAGACTTTAATGAAGCAGTTTACTCAATTAGACAAGATGTAACATTTGACATATTTAGAGAAGGTGTTATTCAAAATCCAGACGGAAGTATTGCATACAACTTAATGCAAGAAGATATGTCAGCTATTAGAATTGTATTTAGAATTGGTACAGCTATACCAAATCCAGTAAACTCATTAGATGCAACAGAAAACAGATATCCATTTGCTGCATTAGTTCCTGCAACAGTTCCAAGTTTATAGTAGAGGAGGCACTTTTATAAATGAATTTTACTAATCAATATTTAAGTTATACTGAATATAAAGAGTTAGGAGGTACATTAGAAGAAGTGCCTTTTAACGAACTAGAATTTGAATGCAGAAAAATAATTGATTCAAGAACACAAAACAGATTGCATTCTGTAATCGAAATACCAGATGAAGTAAAAATGTGCGAGTTTAAAATGATTAATAATATAGTAAGATATAACGAATCAAAAGAACAAGCACAAAGTGGTGTAAAAAGTGAAAATATAGATGGATATTCTGTAACATACTTAACAAGCAGTGAAATACAACAATTAATTACAAGTCAAATAGCAGATATGCAAGAATTAATTTCTACATACTTATTTGGTGTTATAGTTAACAACGAACATATTTTGTATTGTGGGGTGGTATAAATGATAACAAATACACCTATAACAGTGTATCACAAAAGCATAGATGTGGTTACAAGACTGGAAAAATGGACACGATATAATTATGAAAATTGTTGGTGGTTTGGAGGAAAAGGTGCAAGTATTAATAAAGGTTATGGCAACGCAAATAATGTTGATGTAAGAATACCTTTTAAAAAGAACGAGAATGCAATTACAGGCATTTTTGAAATACGGAGACATAATTTGTAAAGGCAATATACAAACAGACATTACAAAGCAATCTGACCTTACAGAATCATACAATATAACATCAATAACCACAAACAACTTTGGAAATGAGCCTCATATACATTTAGGAGGTAAATAATATGCCTTTAAAGCCAATTAGTCAAATTAAAGTACGATTAGGAATAGAACCAGATGGAGAAACACAAGCATTTTTAACAAATACTTGCTATAAACATATGGATAAGTATGTGCCAAAAGATAGTGGAGCATTAAGACAAAATGTAAGATTAACTAAAAAAACTATTACATATAAAAGCCCTTATGCACATTATATGTATATAGGAAAAACAATGCGGACCAAATATTCCGATTAAAGATGAAAGTGGAAATATAGTAAGATGGTTCTCTCCAAGAGGTGTTGCTAAACAGTACACAGGTTCAAATTTACACTATCGAACGGGTGGTGCATATTGGGACAAAAAAATGGTAAGTGCTGAAATTGACGATGTATGTAAAGAGGTAGAAGATTATATAAGGAGTAGAAAATAATGGGAGATATAAAAAGCAATGTAGTTGTTGTAAATGATTTACGAGTTGAAAAGTTAAGAGAATATCTAATGCAGATTATAGATGGTATTTTAACAGATACTAATTATCAAATAAATGCAAATATGCTTTCAGCAGATGTAAACAATTATTCATTAGATAAAATACCTGTATCTTCGGTAGTTGAAAAATGGATAATAGGACCTGAAATCCATAAAGATGTTTTTGCATTTAGAAGCAGAAATCACTATTCACAAGATACAATAGATAATTTATTAAATGTGGGATTTTTTGAAGTTTTTGAAAACATTATAAAAAACAATAATGAAAACAATGTATTGCCTGAAATAAAAGGAATACAAAGTATACAATGCTTAAATTGTGGAAGTATGAATTATGCAGACACAAATACAGCAGAATTTGAAATACAAATACAAATAGAATATATGGAAATATAAAAGGAGGTTAGAATATGAGTTTAGCAGTAATACCAGACAACATAGAAAAAATCAAAAGAAGTCAATTCTTAACATACATAGACACAACACCAACAAGCACACCAACTTATGCAATTTTAGGTGTTGGAATTGATGAATATGCAACAAGCTATAATCCTCAAGTTGATACAGAAAAATGGATTATAGAAGATAACGCAAGAAACGACCACACATCAAATCAAAAACAAGGTTCTGTTACACAAAAATGTTTTAAAAATGACCCTTGCTTTGAGTTTATTGCAGCAGGCAGAGACCAACTAAATTATGTAACAAAAATATTAGATATAGATACTTGGGGAGGAACATCAGGTGCATACCCAGCTAAATTAAGCAATGGCTTAATAGCAGTTACAAGTTATTCAGGAGAAGAAATTGAATATGATTTATATTATAATGGAGACCCTGTTGAAGGAACTGTATCAATAGCAAATGGAGTACCAACATTTACACCAAATGTTTCATTATAGAACCTAAAGAGGTTAGAGGAGCATAAAGACCTCTAGCCTTTTATTTATATTAAAGGAGGAATAAAAAATTATGGAAGCAGAAGTAAATATTACTAAAAGCGATAATGTTATTCAATTAAAAAACGACGATATATTAAGATTAAAAATAGTAGATGCAGAAGGAAATTATACAGGAAATCAATTAGAGTTTGATTTGTCTGATATAGAGTTGCCATTAACATATCAAAAAATAGTAGAAGAAGATAAAAGAAACAGAGCATATCTAAAAAATCAATTTACTATTATAGACAAAAAAGAAGACCATAAAGGCAAAAAATTATTAAGTTCTAACGAAGAAGCAAAAATAAAAGCAATGGCGGAGTTCTTTAAAAAAGAAAAAGAAGTATATGATATGTTTTTAGGAGAAAATGGTGTAAATAAATTATTAAATGGAAGAAAATTAACATTAAATACATTGGCTGAAATAGATGAAATAATTGAAAAGACTATATTACCTAAAATGGAAATTAATGCAAAAAGTGTTAAAGACAAAATTATGTCAAAATATTCTATTAAAGAGAATAAAAGAGATGATGTAATTGAATAAACCCAAATATGTTAAAGTTGATGACAAGCTATATAAAATAAATACTGATTTTAGAGTAGCAATTGAGTGTAATAAAATAGCAACGGATAAAAAAATAGGAGACTATGAACGAGCATTAGCAATAATTTATAAGCTATTTGGAGAAGATGGTCTAGATTGCACGAAAATGAGCAAATTAGTTGAATTAGGGCTTAAATATATAAGTATGTCAAATGATTTTAAAAATGACTTAAAAGACGATTTAGAAGGAAGTTTTGAGTTAGATATGTCAAAATGTCAAGGGTTAATAAGTAGCAGTTTTAAATTTGATTATGGATACGATCCGTATGAGTTAGATTACTTACATTGGTATGATTTTTACAACGATTTAGCAAATTTGAGTACAAGTGAATTTGGAAATTGCTGTGTATTAAATCGTATAATAAGCATTTTAAATCAAGAACCTAAAAAAATAAAAGAAAATAAAGAAAGACAAAAGTTAATAGATGTACAAAGAATGCTAAAAGCAAAATATTGTGTATCTAATGAAAAAGAAATGACAAAAGAACAAGAAGAAAGTGCAGAAAAATTTTATGAATTATTAGGAATTAATAATTAGAAAGGAGGCAGAATGGCAACAGATGGCTCTATAGTAATAGGCACAGAAATAAAAACAGATAAATTTGATAAACAAGCTTCTGAATTAGATAATAAGATAAAAAAAGAAGAACAAAAGAAAATAATTATTGAAGCAAAAATGCAGTTACAAGAACAAGATTTGGAAGAAGCAATAAGAAAAACAGATGAATTAGCAGAAGCATACCAAAATTTAAAAAGTTTAAAAGAAAAAGCAACTGCAGGAAAGATGACACCAGGGGATTTTGAAGCAATGCAATCATTACAGAATCAATATGGTACATTAGAAAAAATAGATGGATTATTTCAAAAATCATTATCAAAACAAGATGCCTTGCAGTTGAAAGTACAAGAAACAAAAAACAAATATGAATCTATAAACAATGAAATAGATAAATATAAACAAAAGTTAGCAGGTATTAAAATACAAAAACAAAAAGCAGATGTTGACCAGTTAAAAGGTTCTATTGACAAAGTTGGAAGTTCATTCTCAGGAGCAGTAAAAAAAGCAGGTAAATTGGCACTAGCAATATTTGGTATAAGAGGTGCATATATGTTATTAAAAAGGGCATCAAGTGAGCTTTCTGGTTATGATGAACAATACGCAACTAATTTAGAATATATTAGGTATGTTTTGACACAGGCAATAGCACCAGTACTAAAATTTATAGTCAATTTAGCAATGCAATTATTAAGCTGGATTAATGCAATATTGCAAGCATGGTTTGATATAAACTTATTTGCAAATGGAAGTGTAGAATCATTTCAAAAAATGAAAAAAGGTGCAGGCGGTGTTAGCAAAGCAGTAAAAGAAATTAAGAAACAATTACTTGGATTTGATGAAGTAAATATGTTAACAGACCAAAGCGACACAGGTACAAATGCAGGTGCAGGTGGAGTAGGTGCAGTTCCAGAAATGGATTTAAGTGCATGGCAAGGTAAAACACCAGATTGGTTGCAATGGATTATTGACCACAAGGACGAAATTTTAGCAATATTAGCAGGAATAGCAACGGGGTTGACATTGATTAAATTTGGTATGTCTGGAATAAAGGCATTAGGATTTGGCTTGATAATTACAGGAATAGTATTAGCAGTGCAAGGGTTATTAGATTACTTAAAAAACCCTACTTGGCAAAATTTTGGTAAAATAATTCAAGGAGTAGGATTAGCTATTATTGGATTAGGAACAATAATTGGTTCATTGCCAGTAGCGGTAATAGGAGCAGCCGTATTGATACACGGAACAATTATGAAAAACTGGGACAACATTAAAGAAAAATTAGAAGGGGCTGCTGATTGGTTTCATGGCAAAACGGAAGAATTGCAAGGTTGGTTAGATACTAAGTTAAATTGGTTGCCAGAGAAATTTGGAAGTGTTGGAAAAGTAATAAAAGAAACAATTAAAATTGCTGTAACAACAATAACTACTTTTATTGAAGAATTGTTTAGAACTATTATAGACATTTTTGACCGCATTTATACAGGAATTAGACAAGTTGTAGATGGAATAATAAAAATATTCAAAGGAGATTTTAAGGGTGGAATAGAAGAAGTAGGTAAAGGAGTTCTTAGAATATTTACAGGAATATGGGAAGGAACATATGCAGGTTTTGTAACAGTATGGCATACTATATTAAAATTGTTTAAAAATGGAGGACAAATTTTTAGCGGATTTAAAGAAGGAATCCTTAACACATTAAAAAACTTATTAAACATTATAATTAGAGGAATAAACACAGCAATTGCAAAACCACTAGATAAAATAAACGGAGTATTAAATAAGATAAAAGGAATTGAAATATTAGGAGCAAAACCTTTTGATGGATTTTATAACTGGAATCCAATACCAGTACCACAAATACCACAATTAAAATCTGGAGGTATTATTAATATGCCAAACAAGGGCACATTACTTGGTGGAGGAAACGCATTAGGTGGAGAAGCAGGACGAGAAGGAGTTGTACCTTTAACTGATCAACAAGCAATGGCTGAACTAGGAAGAGAAATAGGTAAAAATGTATTAGTTAACTTAACAAACATAATGCAAATGAATGGTAGAGTTATTTCAAGAGAAATGAAACAAGTAACAAACACAAGAGATTTTGCATACAACACATAAAGGAGGTGCAGTAAATGTTTATTAATAAAGATAGCATAAAAATAAATGGAATTTCAATGGGACAATACTTATTAAGTGCAAAATATGAATATAACAAACTATGGGGAAGTGATACTGGAAGAAATTTAGCAGGTAAATTTACTGGAACATTAGTTGGTATATTTCCAAAAGTAATTTTAACATTTAGAAAATTAACAATAGCAGAAATGAATATTATTGCACCTATTCTTGATAGTGCAAACCAAACATTGACATATTATGACCCATCAACTAATGCGACAAAGACATTAAGTACATATACTGGGGATTGGAACTATGAAAATCATGAAATAGTAACAAAAAATGAAAGCTTTGAATGTAGCTTTATCTCCAGAGAAAGGAGAAGATAGATGAAACAGCATACAGCAGAATTTAAGCAAGAATTAACTAAAATGGGAAAACAGATTGATAGTGTTATTACATACACACTAAATAACGAAACAATAACATTACATGATGAGTTGTATGCAGTAACACCTATGTTTGAAGCCAATTTACTAAAATCTGTAATGAAACAATTGGATGTTGAAAGCTCGGTTATGATACCATATGGAACTGTTATTAACTATAAATTGGGATTGTTAGTTGGAGAAAATTACGAGTATTTAGATTATGGTAATTATATTGTATATAGCAACGAAAAGCAAGAAGACACAAACACTTACAAAATAACTTGCTTTGATAAAATGCTAAATTCAATGAAACCATATGAAGAAATACAAGGCACATATCCTATAACAATTAAAGAATATTTAATAGCATTAGGACAAAAAATAGGACTTACAGTTAAAGATACAAACTTTTATAATTACTCATTACAAATACATGAAGACTTGTACAAAGATTTAAATTATACATACAGAGATGTGTTAGATGAAATAGCACAAGCAACAGGAAGCTTTATTGTTATAAATAAAGATGACCAGCTAGAAGTTAAATATCCAAGTGACACAGGCGATACAATTAACGAGGATTTTTTTAAGGATACAAATGTAAATTTTTCAAAAAAATATGGACCAGTCAACTCAATTGTATTAAGCAGAGGTGCAGAAAGTGACAATGTATATATTCAAGACGAAGACAGCATTACAGAAAATGGATTGTGTGAGTTAAAAATACAAGACAATCAAATAATGAACTTTAATGATAGAAGCGATTATTTGGAGGGCTTACTTAGTGCATTAGATGGAATAGAATATTATGAAAATGATTATGATAGCATAGGAATTTTATATTATGACATCGGAGATTATTATAATGTACAAATTGGAGATAAAACATACAAATGTATAATGCTTAATACAGAAATTAATGTAACAAGTGGTATAGAAGAAATAATACATACAGATTTGCCAGAGCAAACAGAAACAGATTATACAAAGGCAGATAAAACAGATAGAAGAATCAATCAAACAACCCTAATTGTAGATAAGCAAAATCAGATAATACAAGGGTTAGTAACAAATGTTGATGAACAAAATGATAAAATAACACAAATTCAACAAACTGCTGATGATATAGAATTGCAAGTATCAAATATGTATAATGCAACAAAAACAGTAAGAGCTAATAAAACAGTAGTATTGCCAAAGTGTATTAAAGGTTATTTGTTAAAGTTAAGAATTTTAGGAAACAACACAGTATTTGATAGATTATACCCTGCTGATGATTTATACCCTGCTGATAATTTGTACCCAAAAGGAGATAGCCGTATAATTGTAACAGATAAAGATGGAAATTCACAAATGTATGAATTAAGAGTACCAAGTGTATTAAGAGCTAATTCGGAAGTGTATGATGAGTATATCTTAGAAAACAATTATGCAAAAATCATTAGAAGGGTTAATGCAGATGGAACAACAAAGATTAATGAAGAAACAGAAGTCATAGGAACATACACAATATATTTAGCACAAGATGAAAATACAATAGAAATACAAAATTATGATGGAATATTAGAAGCAGTATATGTTGAACAAAATGCGTATACAGACCAATTTGCAACTAAAATTGAAATGAATAGTGCTATTGATGTAAGCCAAGATAGTGTTATAACAACAGTTAATAAGAAGTTAATTAATGAATATAGTACAAGTGAAGAAGTAAGTGCAGAAATAGATGGAGAAGTATCAAATGCAGTAACAGAAATGACAAGCACAATAACACAGACAGCCGAATCAATAAATTCAGAAGTTAGAAAGAAGGTTGGTAAAGATGAAGTTATTTCAAGCATTAATCAATCAGCTGAAGCGGTGCAGATAGATGCAAACAAAATAAGTTTGAACGGCAAAACAATAAACTTAAATAGTGAAAATGTAGCAATACAAAGTAACAATTTCAATGTTGATAGCAATGGAAATATGAGTTGCAGTAATGCAAGTATAAATGGAAGTATAACAAGTAACAATGTAAACATTACAGGTGGAAAAATTAATATAGCCTCACCAACTACTAGTACAGACATTTTAAGAATTACAGATGTAAATAATGGTAGTAATTTTAGTTATATGCAACCTTTTGGAGCAGGGTTTGTTTATGGTTCGGCTAATAATGCCATCTATATTACAGCAGGTACAAGTTCAAATATAGAAGTTTCTGACAATTATGGAACAACAGACATAAATGGCTCATATATAAGAACACCGCAAGTAATACAAACTTCAAAAGAAAGTGTAAAAAAGAATATTGAAAAGTATTTAGATAATGCTTCTAATATTGTTAAAAATTCTGAAATATATAAATATAATTTTAAAAGTGAAAAAGATAATGATAAAAAACACATAGGATTTGTTATTGGAGATGAAGGTGGCAAGTACAAAACGCCAGACGAAGTAATCTCAAATGGTGAAGGAATTAACACATATGTAATGACATCAATATTATGGAAAGCAGTACAAGAACAGCAAGAAATAATAGATGAATTAAAGAAAGAAATAAACGAATTGAAAGGAGGAAATTAATATGCAAAAAATAGATTTTGTTAATGCACAAGAACCAGCAATAAATGATACAAACTTAAATCAAATGCAACTTAACATTGAAAATGCAATAAATGCACAAGTTAGTGGAGATACATTGCCAGTAGGTTGTATAGTACCATTTACAAGCGATGTAGTGCCTGAAAATTGGCTATTATGTAACGGACAAGCAGTAAGTAGAACAGATTATGCACTTTTGTTTAGTATAATTGGAACAACTTATGGAGTTGGAGATGGAAGTACAACATTTAATTTGCCAGATTTAAGAGGTAGAGTTGCAGTAGGAAAAGACGGCACACAAACAGAATTTGACAACTTAGGAGAAAAAGGTGGAGAAAAGACTCATCAATTGACCGTAGGAGAATTGCCAAAACATACACCAAAAGTTAAATATTTGGGAGAACACGGCACAGGCTTAAATTCAGGTCCTTATGGTTACAAATTATCATACACATTAGGTTGTGATGAAAGTTTAACAACTGAACAAATTGGAAATGATGAACCACACAACATATTGCAACCATATCAAGTAACAAATTACATTATAAAGGCAAGACAAAGTTCAGGTATAGTTGCAACAGTAGTAGATGGATTGAATAGTACAAGTACAACAGACGCTTTATCTGCAAACCAAGGAAAAGTATTAAATGAAAAGATGTTTCCAATGGAAATATTGGCAAATAATTATAATATAGACAACATAAAAAAATTAGGTTTTTATGGAATATTTAATGCTACTGGAACTTTGCCAACAGGTTATAGTACATCAGATAATAATATTTTTATTGAAAGTATAATGTGGAGTAGTGATTCCGGTAGGCAAATATTGCATGATGTTAGGACTAAAAACACATATATAAGAAATTTATCTGCTAATAGTTGGAGTTCATGGTCACAAATAGTTTAAAACAACAGATTGGTATTTTACAAAAACAATTTATATGATATATTAAAGAAAAAAGGAGGTAACAAAAATGAAAGAATTAAAATTAATAAGAAAGAATATAACAGCCAATGAGGCAACAAAATTTGAGTTCGAGGTAGAAGGTTTTGAATATTTAGTCGTAAACAATAATGAATTTGATATTTATGTTGCATTTGAGAATACAAGCAATACAGATGAAATGATGATTGTACCCGCACAATCAAGCAGAATATGTTTAATAAATAAAGATGTAAATCTAAGTGATACAAGTAAACTACTTTTTGCAAGCAAAGATGTATATGTTTATGCTGAAGATAGCGGGGAGGTCGAAGTACAATGTATAAAATTCTAAAAAATATAATAGAAATGGACGATTACTCAGTGCAAAAGCTGAGTAAGAGTCAACCACCAGAACCGTTTCAATGGAACACAGTTGAAGGCACAGAGTTAAATGTAAGCGATTGCATAGGTGGAAAAGGAAAGATAGAAGTAAAAGGGAATACATATCAAAAACAATTGAGTGGAAAGAATTTGTATGGCATAAATGATTATGAAGGAACATTTAAGAATGTAACAATAAAAATTAAAGATGGAGAAATGACATTAAACGGTACTGCTAATGGTACTGGAACTCTATATATAGAACCAAAAAATGAACAAATTTTCGACGGTACTTATACAATTGTAAAAAATCTTATAAGTGGAACACAGACAGGAAGTGGAAATATAAATCTAAGAAATGCAAATGACGATACTGTTATTGATGGAACTCAATTATCTTTAGGAGACAATATAAGAACATTTACAATAAATAATACAAGTATTAAATATGGTATTTATTTAATGAATGGTGTAACTTTTAATAATTTTAAGATTAGGCCTCAAATAGTAGTAGGAAATACACCAGATTATGATTTTGAACAATATTGCGGAGGACAACCATCTCCAAACCCAGACTATCCACAAGAAATAAAAGTAGTAACAGGAGATAATGTTGTAAAGCATGTTGGGAAGAATTTGTTTGTTGGATATGACAATATGTTAAATGGATTTTTACCTATTGCGAATAGTTATCCAACAGTTAATAGCTCTTATCCCAATGCAAGATATCAAATTCTAGAACTTAAAGCTGGGGAAAGTATCACTACGACAATTGATGCTAATTATTCAGAAGGAAGAATTAGAGCTATTGATGCTAAAACAAATAAAATAATTTCTTCAATAGAAATAGTAGAAAATGATTATTATAGTACTACTGAAACTTATGCTGGTAGTTTTAGAGCAGGTACTATAACAGCAAAAAAAGATTTACTTATAGGAGTTATGCTTCTTAAAAGACCGACGATAGATTTATCATTTCAAATTGAATATGGTAATACCCCAACCCCATACGAACCATATAGAGAAGAAGAATACAAATTAGATTTATGGAAAGAGAATGAGTTCGATATAAATGATGTAAATAAATTAAATGCATATATAGATTCAAGTAATAAGATAACATCTTCTGAAGCTACGAGAACATTATATGTTGAATGTAAGAAGAATACTTTGTATAAAATATCAAAAGCAAAATCAGCAAGATTTAGAGCAATGTATACAACTGATACCCCAGCAATAAACAGAGTTGGCAATGGATATATTGTAAATGATACTGGAGAAGAAATAATAATAAAAACTGGAAATAATGCTAAATATTTATGTGTATTTTATTATCATGCAAATCAAGATACATTAACCGAACAAGCAATTCTAGAAAGCATACAAATCCAAGAAGCAATCGAACTATGCAAAATAGACGATTATCAAGACATACCATTCAAAAATGTTGTAGGAGATGAAAATTATAATGCAGAGTTAGAAGAGGGAGCTTGGTATAAGAAATCAGCTATTGCAGAAGTGGTTTTAGACGGTAGGGAAACATGGAACTATAATTCAGGTAATCGTTATTTCTTTACAAATAAATTCTTAGATAATTATGTTACACAGTACACAAAATTAGTAAGCAATAATTATATTGGCGGAATGGCTTCAAATGGTGGTTTATATAACAATCACATACAGACCGGTACTGCTTATAGCTTTATGCTTTGTGACAATAGATTTACCGATAAAAATGATTTAAAAACATGGTTAAGTACACACAATACTATTGTTAAATATCCACTAGCAACGCCAACCTACGAAAAAATCACAGATCCAACACTAATCTCACAACTAGAAGCATTAAATAAAGCGAAATGGTTTAAAGGAGTAAATCATTGGTGGACAGAAACAGACAATCTAGATCCAGTTTTAGCAGGAACTTATAAGCAATCAATTCAATCCGAAACACAAAATAGTATAGCAAACTTACAAGTTCAAGCAAATGAACAAAGTATTTCAAATACACCTGATTTAGTTGAAAGCGAGGTGGAAGAGTAATGGCTGTATCTAATTTAATCAATTATATAGTCTTATTTGGAAGTTTAATCACAGCAGTAGGAATAATAATAAAAGCACTTCAGAAGATGTTAGAAAAGATGTTTCAACCAATACATAATAAAATTGATAATTTAGATTTAGGACAAGCAAGGAATTACTTAGTTGATTTCCTTGCTGATGTCGAAAATGGAGTTCCAAAAGATGAATGTCAAATAGAAAGAGCATACGAATTGTATGACCACTATACAAAAGACTTAGGTGGTAATTCGTACATCCATACAAAGTGGGAAAAAGTAATGAGTAAAAGGAGTTGATTTTTATGAATATAAATGAAATTAAAGAAAGAATAAAATCTCCAGTAGTAATAATACAATTAATAAGTATTATAGTAGGTGTAATAGTATATTTCGAACCACAATTTTCAGAACAAATAAAAGTAATAAGTACAGCATTAGTAAGTGCAATAAACTTATTTGCTGGATTAAATAATCCTAGCGATAAGAGTAATTTTTAGGAGGGCTATATTATGGAAGATGGATTAATAATTGAAGAAGTTGAATTTTCTGAAGAACTATATCAAAAGAATTTGCAAGAAAATGATTTCAGCAACAAAATCACAGATGGAATAGGAGATGATGTCAATGCAATTAACTAGATTGATGGTTCCACAGTCAAAGTGGAATATAAAATGTCCTTTTCCAATGACAGCTGATGGAATAGTAGTACATAATACTGCAAATAAAGCTTCAGCAATGTCTGAGATTTCTTACATGGTTGGAAATAACAATCAAGTATCATATCACTATGCTATTGATGATTACAGAATTGTTCAAGGTGTAGAAGAAAATAGAAATACATGGAATGCTGGAGACGGTACAAATGGAAAAGGAAACAGAAATAAAATATCTATTGAAATATGCTATTCAACTGGAGATTTAGAACAATTTAAGAAAGCAGAGTTATTAGCAGCGAAATTCATTGCATATAAATTGAAAGAAAAAGGTTGGGGTATAGATAGAGTATCTAAACATCAAGACTATAGCGGAAAATATTGTCCTCATAAGACACTTGATTTAGGTTGGGAAAGATTCTTAAATTTAATTAGAGCAGAATTAGTACAACTACAAGAACCAACACAAGCACAACAAACAACACAAGTAAATACAACAAATTATACTGTAAAAATAAATACAGCAGATTTAAATGTTCGTGATGGAGCAGGAGTTAATCATAAAATTAATACTGTAATACACAAAAATGAAGTTTATACTATTATTGCTGAAAGTAACGGATGGGGAAAACTAAAAAGTGGTGCTGGATGGATTAATCTATCATATACAAAAAGAACAGATTCTAAACCTACAGCAAGTCCAAGCAAATATGTATTAGGTTTATATGTAGTTAATGCAAGTGGTTTAAATGTTCGCACAGGTCCAGGGACGAATTATTCAAAGAAAAAAATATATGGAAAAGGAACTAAATTTGATACATACGAAATAAAAAATAACTGGGCTAGAACACCAAGTGGATGGGTTTGTTTAGATTATTGCAGTTTAATAAAAAAATATTAAACTTGACAATATAAAATTACACTATATAATGTAATTGCATTTGTTGGTTTAGTTTTGCATAAACCAAATTTAAGAGGTAGGTCAATATGATTTACCTCTTTTTTTCTTTCATTTCAATATTAATTAATAAATCTATTAATTTGCTTATTTCAGCAACTTCTTTCGAATTAATTCCGTGATTATCTATTTCACAATACATTTTTTCTCTTAAATTTTCTATATCAAATTTTGAATAAAATAAATCCTTAACATTAGTATCAAGTGCACCTGCTATTTTATATAGTGTACTAATTGTTGGATTTGTTGTTTTGTTATTTTCTAATCTATATAAATATGCTCGTGATATTCCTGTTAGTTTTTCAAGTCTATATAAAGTTATTTCTTTTTCTTCTCTTATTTTTTTGATATTAAATATAATCATAATACACCTCAATATTAGTATCTTATAATTTTATTAAATTATTACAATTTCTGCAATATGTAACTGACAGTCAACGGTTTTGTCGAACGATTATGCTTGACATTTTTTGACACTGTAATAAAATAATTATAAATAAATTGTGTTGGAGGTTGCACTTATGAATAATATTAAAAAGTTGATTAGAAAAAGATTAATGGATAATAAGAAGATGTTTAGCAACAAAGAATTAAAACACATAAACAAAACTTATGAAAAAGTTTATTTGCTAGGGCTTATTGATGGAAAAAGAGACATTATTTTATGAAAAAATATTTACTTTTATGCTTATTTTTGATAAATTTATAGTTGTATAACAAACAAAATGGAGGGTAATTATGTTAGCATATGGATATTGCAGATACTCATCTGATTTACAAAACGAAAAATCAATAGAACAGCAAAAAATGGAGCTTGAAGAATATGCGAAAAAGAACAATATTAAAATAGTAAAATATTATATTGATGAGGCTCAATCTGGAAGATATGATACAAGAATAAATTTTCAAGATATGATTACAGATGCTTGTAAACTGAAAGAAGTACAAGCTATTTTGGTATGGAAAACAGATAGATTTGCTAGAAAAGCAATGGATAATTTATATTACAGAGCAAAACTTGAAAAAAATGGTGTGAAATTAGTGTCTATTACACAACCTTTCGATTCTGAAACTGCCGAAGGTAAATTAATGACAACTTTATTAGCTGGAATGGATGAATATTTTTCTCAGAATTTAGCATCAAATGTAAAAAGAGCATTAAAAAATAATGCACAGAATTTACAATTCAATGGAGGGATTGCTCCACTCGGATATGATATTGTTGACAAGCATTATGTAATTAATGAAAAAGAGGCAAAAATAGTAAGAGAAATTTTCCAATTATATATTGAAGGAACTTCTTATATAAATATTGCTATTCAATTAAATATGAAAGGTTATAAAACAAAGAAGAATAAACCTTTTGCAAAGACTTCTGTTATGAGTATCTTAGAAAATGAAAAGTATACAGGAAAATATATATTTAATAAAGGTACAAAATCTGTTCATCGTGGAATAAGAGAAGATGCAATTATATATGAAAATGCTTTACCTGTAATAATTGATAAAGATATTTTTGAAAAGGCCATGAGAAGAAGAAAAAACAAACCTCATGCAGAAAATACAGCTAAAAATATCTATGTTTTAAGTGGCCTTCTTAAGTGTAGTTGTGGAGGTTGTTATACAGGGTATAAATCTGTTAAAACAAAAAATGGAAATACTTTTTCTTACGGATATTATAGATGTAATAATCGAAACAAATTAGGTAATTGCACTATGCAACCATTGAAACAAGAATTATTGGAAAATAAAATAATAGATATATTAACAAAAGAATTGCTTGATACAAACAATATGCAAAGACTAATAAATGAGGTTAATAGTCAATATAAAGTATTGCAAAATGAATCAACTGAAGATGTATCTGAAATAGAAATAAAATTAAAAGAAATACAAAATCAAATGAATAATATTGTAGAAGTAATTGCAAAGGGGTTAGCGAATGATACATTATTACTAAAACTTGATCAACTCGAAAAGCAAAAGAAGTTTTTAGAAGAAGAGTATTCATTTAAAAATAAAGTATCTACTTTTGAAATTAATCCAGATGATATTTTAAAAATATTAAAGAAAGATATAGAGGATTTGAAAGATAGTAATAAAACAGAATTAAAAAAGATTATTCAAAAATGGATAAAAAAAATAGAAGTAACGAACGATTTTGTCGGCATTTACTTCTATTTGGAAGATTTTCTTCCTAATCAGATGGTAGCGAGAACCCACTACTGTTTTTGTTATCGAATAAGTAATACATTTAAAAGTGGAAAATAAAAAAGAAATGCAGATTATATTAAAATCTGCATTTCTTTATGTTACAATAAGCTGTATATTTTTATTAATAATATCTTCAGAATGATATATTATAAAACTTGAAAAACTTGTAAATACATTTAATATCATAATTGCATCATTAGTAGATAAATTAACATCTTCTAAAAACAACTTTGCTAATTTTTGCATATCTTCTTTTTCAGTGATTTTTATATTTTCACTTTTTAAGTGTAATAGAGAACTAAACATATTATTTTTAAAATCAATTTTCGAAGTTTGATTTTCTGATTGATATTCTAATAGTATATCAGTAGCTTTTAATATAATATTAATTGCTGTTTCTTCTGTATATTTTATAAATAATATTTGCTCACAAATATATAAATGATATATGTAATATAATGTTTGTGAAAACAAGTTGTATTTTATGTGTTTATTGTCTTTAAAAAAGTTTTTCTCTGAAATTGATAAGCATTTGATTATGTAATATGCATACTGCTCGATAGTATATTGAAAATTGTTAATTTGTTGTTGTTTTTCTTTTTTATTCATTTTATTTATTATAAAGTAAATTAAAAATATAATTGCTACTACAACTAATAAAATAGTTAATATCAGTTCTTGTTTTGTAAAAACAATATATGAATCATTAAATATTATCTCTATTGAATTATTCATAGGATTTTTCCTTTCTTATATAATTATTATCTACATAATACTGATAAGCAAATAAAATCAATTCTTCAGTAACACCGAACTCGTCTGCTAACTCATATAAATTTTTATAGTATTCTTTAATTAACTTTGAATATGGAATAAGTGTTTTTATTGCCCATTTTTTTGCTTTGTATTCTTGTTTATTAATTAATGTTACATTAGTACATAATGGAGAGTAAGTGGCATCGTAATAATAATGACCAAGTTCTTCAGCTAAAATACTTTTTTCTTTTGCTTCTGTATCTATATTCTTATAATTCATTGCAATAGCATTAATACCTTCATAATTAATAAAAGCTCCATTTACATTATCAATATTATAATTATATATTTTAATATTCTCTTTTTCAGCTATATCATATAAAGTATTAAGTTCCATTACAAACCTCCTACTATTTATCTTTTCTTTTGTTATCCTTTAATATTATTTCCAATAAATCTCTGATTTGTTCCTTTTGTTTATCGGTGGGTGGATTGTAATTATCCATATTGAAACCAATTTTTGCGAGTCCTAAGGGGTCATTAATTTCGTTGTTTCTAATATTAGTTTTACCTAAAATGTAATCTATTGAGCAATCAAAAATTTCAGATAATTTTATTAGTATTTCTAAACTAGGTTTTCTATCTTCGTTCTCATACATTGCCACTGAGCTTTTTGCCCCTCCTAATTTGTCTGCAAGTTCTTGTTGTGTCATATTAAGTTCTTCTCTTAAAATCTTTATTCTGTTCATATCTTACCTCCGATGAAATTATAGCACACTAAAAGTGTACTTGCAATATGTTTTTTAAAAAAAGTTTACTTAGAGTGGCAACGATTTGAAGTGAAAATGAAAATTTTTTTAAAAAAAGTATTGACAGTTCACTTTAAGTATATTATACTGATAGTGAACAAAAGAAAGGAGGATATAAATGAGACAGAATAAACTAATCGAATTTAGAAAATCCAAAGAAAAAACACAAGAAGAAATGGCACATATTTGGGGAATATCAATATCACATTACAAAAAAATTGAATGTGGTGCAAAAAATCCCAGTCTAAGTAAAATTAGATTATTTAAAATTAAATTTCCAGATGCTGATATTGCTGAAATTTTTTTAAATTAAAAGTTCACTAAAAGTGAAGAAAGAAGGCGGAAATATGGAAGAAGAAAAAAAGGATTTACAAGAAAACGAAACACACAGACAACTATATGATGAATTTATAAAAGACATGGCAAGATACATTGCATTAACAATTTTTAACGAAAGAAATTAAAAGAAAGGGGGAACAAAAGATGATACATGAAGAATTATATCTAAATTTAAATTACAATCAAAAAGTTATATTCGCAATAGCTATTGTAACGATAGTTTTAATAATCTCAATTATTATCAAAATGAAAAATAAAGCAAAAATAATTAAAAGTAGACAAGTTAATCGTATGAAAACAAAAAACAATTTTAAAATCGATTATAACGAATTTATTAAAGTGAATTTCAAAAAGCAAGATTTTTTATATGAAAACAGAAATAGACAAGCTGAATTAATCAGAATGTTTAATTAATAGGAGGAATTTATGAAATTAAATATTTATTATGATTTTCAAAAAGCAATAGCTTTAATTAAAGAAGAAATGCAGATTATAAAATGGAAAGCAACTTTAAGAAGAATGAATGTAATGTTAAATTTAATGAATCGCAAAAAGAAAGAGCTAGACGATATGCGACATCAATCTAACTCAACATCAGAATTTAAGAAAACTCTATACGAAAAGTATAGCATATAAAAATATATTTTTCAAGGGGGGAAAGAGAAAATGAATTGTAAAAATTTGAGAATACGAAGTAAAAACTATAAAAAGTATTTTTATTGTACTGCAAATAAATGCGTAGTTGATGCAACAACTTGTTATTGTTGCAAAATGAAAGAATATAAAACTACTACACCAATTAAAAGAACTGCAATAGAAAAGAAAACACATAAGGTTAGTAAAATGGCTAAAGCATGTGATATTCCACAAAAAGTAAAAAATGAAGTTTGGGAAAGAGATAATCATCAATGTATTTTTTGCAACATAAATGTTCCTGTAAATTGTGCAAATGCACATTGTTTATCAAGAGCACATGGAGGATTAGGGATTGTTCAAAATATTGTTACAGCATGTCCTAAGTGTCATCATGAGCTTGATAATGGGAAAGATAGAAAAAAATATACTATAGTACTTGTTTCATATATGCAAAGGCTATATGGAGAAAATTGGAATCCTGGACTTCTTACATATAATAAATGGAAGGAGATAGAAAATGGCTGAAAGAAGAATGTTTTCAAAAACAATTATTGATTCTGATATTTTTCTTGATATGCCAACCTCAACTAGATTACTTTATTACGATTTAGCAATGAGAGCTGATGACGATGGTTTTATAAATAGTCCTAAAAAAATTGCAAGGATGACTGGTGCTTCAGATGATGATTTGAGAATTTTAGCATCTAAAAATTATATTATTCCATTCGATAATGGGATTGTTGTTATAAGACATTGGAGAGTCCACAATTACATAAGAAAAGATACATATAATGAAACGCAATATAAATTAGAAAAATCAATGCTAGAACTAGATAATAATAAATGTTATTCGGTTATTTCAGATGACCGTCGACGAGCCGTCGACGAACCGTCGACGCAGGTAAGGTTAGGTAAGGATAGGTTAGATAAGGATAGTATAGATAATATACCAGCTTCCGAAGATGAATCTTCTTCAGCTTCTGCAAAAGCCAGCAAACATAAATATGGAATTTATAAAAATGTATTGCTGAAAGATGAAGAATTGCAGAGCTTAAAAGAAAAGTATTCTAACTATGAAGAACTTATAAAATATCTGGATGAATACATTGAAATGAAAGGTTATAAGGCTAAGTCACACTATTTATGCATTTTGAAATGGGTAATTGATGCAGTTGATAAGCAAGATAAGAAAAATAATTATCAGAATAAAAATACATTTAATTCGTATGAACAGAGACAGGATGTTGATTTTAATAAATTTTATGCGAATAGGAGATGAAGTACAAATGAGAAATTTAAGTGATTTAAGAAAAGTTGTTGAAACAATATTGATAAATGATGTAGATGCAAGAAAAGATGACAATTACTTGATTTTAAGAGTTATAGAAATTTTGCATCCAGCAGAAGCTGATAAAAGTTTTAGTGATGTAATGTTGAATGCTAAAAAGAACAGTATAAATTTTGAAAGCATTAGACGAGCTAGACAAAAGGTACAAGAATTATATCCGGAACTTAAAGATAAAGAAACAGCTCAAGCTAGAAGTCATGCAATTGATAGTTATAGAGATTTTGCTTTTGGGAGGTAAATTATGATCGCTAACAAGTATCAATATTTTGCAACTAGACAAGAAGTTGAAAAACATAAAAAATACATACAAGAAGGTGCAACACATTTAACTAATACAAAAAAGCAAGTTGAGTATGAATACTATGTATGCGATTTTTGTAAAAGTGAAATCCGAATTAAGAAAAAGCATTATGAACAATCAGGTGGAATTGTTGTTATTCCTGCAATTGTAACAAAAAAGAAAGAAATTAAGTTGGCTTTGTGTAATGGGTGCTTGAATAAAGTTTTAGCTGAATTTGATGAGAAGGGGTGATGTAGTGAATATAGTTGAACCTATTAGAGATGTTGAAAAAATTGAAGAAATTCACAGTTATTTGCTTGAAAGAAATAAAAGAAATGCGTTGTTGTTTAGCATGGGGATTTACACAGGATTAAGAATTTCCGATATATTAAAATTTCGTGTTGCTGATTGCTATAAAAGAAATTATAACATTCGAGAGCAAAAAACAAAAAAGCCTAAAATTCTTGAGTGGAATCCATATTTATACAAAGAAATGGAAGAGTACATACAAGGAAAAAATCCTAATGAGTTTCTTTTTAAGTCAAGACAGGGTTATAATACACCGATTTCAAGAATTAGAGCATATCAAATTATAAAAAATGCTTGCAATGCTTGTAAAGTATTTGATGTAGGAACACATACAATGAGAAAAACTTTTGGATATCATCATTATAAGAGATATAAAGATGTGGCAATTCTAATGGACATATTAAATCATAGTTCGCCAGATATAACTTTAAGATATATTGGAATTAGCAATGAGAACAGCAATAAGAGTCTAAAAGGAATGAAATTTTTTTAAAAATAGCTTTAGTTTAACATAATAAGAAATTGTAAACTGGAAAGACATTGGTTAAAAATAATGCGATATTTCAATGTTTTAAAGAAAAAAATGAGTTTAACACAATATAAGATATGTTAAATTCGATTAAAAATTGACTAAAAACCGTATAGCAGTATTAACATCAATGGTTTGCAGGTTTGGAATTGCTAAAAAAATGGTCGAAAATGTTTTACATAATGTGGCAAAAATTAAAAATGTGCGTTTCGTGCGTGTGCCACTTTACATAATTGAAAAATAAGGAGGAAAATTTATGTTTTGTACAGATGAAGAAAGAAATACATGTCAAGTTGAAAAAATGGGATGTGAAGGATGTTTTTACAATAATGAGAAATATAATAAAAAGTCATTTATGAAAAGATTTTATGAGAAGTATTTAATAAAAAGGCTTGAGAATTTGATTAAGTTTCCAAAACCAAGACTTTGCATTAGTGTTAAAGATATAAAGATTAAAGATGAGTTTATTAAAAGACCACCATCAAAAAAGAAAATGTCACAAAAATGGAGATATTATAGAGAAACAGGAAAATTAAATTCGCCAATTATCTTAGATGAAAATCTATATTTAGTTGATGGATATACAAGTTACTTAATTGCAATTGCTGATGGAATTAAAACTGTAGATATAAAAATCAGAAAGGAGCAATGAAGATGATATATTTGATTATTATTTTATTAGGATTTGTGTTTGGAATGTTATTTGGATTTTGTGCTGGTATGTTGGCAGGTGTATTTATTGGAGAAGAGAAGCACGTAAGAAAACATTAGTATGACAAATAAATACATAAGATGGAGGAAATGTATATGAATGACAAAAATTTTGAAAGAATAAAAAAGAGAAGAGTTTCTAAATTCAAAAATATTTTAAAAGAAATTTATCCCAACATAAATTTTATCAGTGTTGATGTTGTTGAGAATCCATGGATATTTGATATTGATCATATAGTGAGAGTACGAGCACTAGTAAACAATAAAGATATTGGTTCAAGTTATAATTTAAATATGAAAATGGATGAAGAATACTTTGACGAAAAATTAAAAAGAGACAAAAAAGCAATAAAAAGAAATTTAAGAAAACTATTCTTAAATGATAGAAAAAAGAGAAGGCTTATAAGCAAAGATAAAAGTTGTTATAGATTTTTAGCAAATCATTATACATATAAGGAGAATAAGAGTGAATCAAAGATATCCAGAATTAAAAGGAAAATGTAAAACATGTTTAGGATGTAATCAATTAGAACTAAAGAGTTTTAGTGGAGTATATGAATGTAAAAACTATATGAAAGGATCCAAAAATGAACAGACAAGAATATGCTCTGTACAAGGGCGATAAGTTTATTGATTTAGGAACAGTAACAGAGTTGGCTAGAAGAAACGGATTAAGTAAAAGTACAATTATGTTTTATTCTAGCCCAGCATATATAAAAAGAATTAAGAAAAAAGATAAATGTTATATAGTTATAAGAATTGATTAGGAGGAATTGCAATGAGTGAAGAAGATATAAAAAGTTGTATTGGAGAGCTAAAACATCTAAATGAAATTGGAAATGTATTAGGAATTTCTAAACATATTGCGATAGATAATGCTTTAGAATACATAAATAAATTGGAAACAAAACTAATGTATGCTTTGAGTCCAACAAATCATGAGTTAGCATTAAATACTAAAATTCAGTTCCGAGATATTATAAGGAAAAATATTGAAGAAGATACAAATACAATAAAAAATGAGCTAAAGAAAAGCTGGAAAGGAATTATAAATTATGAGTGAAGAAGTAAAGAAAGCTATTAATATGTTAGAAATTTTTATAAGCAATCATAAGTTTTACAATATAAAACATTCTGACGGATTAGAGGATAATATAGAAATAATATTAGAGCTAATAAGAAAACAACAAGTAAAAATTAATGCACAACAATGTTTGATAGAAACACAGATATATAATGTGGAAGTATTGGAAAAAGAATTAAACAATTTAAAAGAAATCGAACAATCACACCAAGAAGAAAATGGAAAGTTAAGAGTTGAGTTAGAAAAATATAAATTGTTAAATGCAAATATAGAAAAGGCAAATAAAATTATTAAATCAAATAAATTAAATGAAAAAGAAAGAGAAATTATTGAAACGTACAGAAAATTGATTGAAGAAACTGGAAGAAACGATTGGATTATATGTAATCCTAAAACCATGTGGAGTAATTATTTTGTCAGAAAAGACAAAATACAAGAAAAAATAGAGGAATATGAAGGTCTAAAAATACTAGACAAACAAGCTTATGAGGAACAAATCAAACCACTCAAAGAATTGCTGGAGGATAATAATGGATGAAGAAGAAAGAATTATAATTATTCAAACTATGATTGATAACAATGGTATAGAAGAAGGCGAATTTGCTGAATACGAAAAAGAAGCATTACAAAGTTTATTAGATTCCTATAAATTTCAAAGAAGGCAATTAAACGATGCCTTTAGTAATGGATGGATACATAAAGACAAAATAAAAGAAATATACAATATATTAGGAGAATACAGACATTATACAACACCAACGATAGAACAAAACGAAGAAAATGAAAATGCAGTAGATAACGCTGTTAAATATATACATAATTTATTGGAGGAAAAATAAAATGAAGATACTAGACAAAATGTTAGATGAATATTATAAAAAACAATTTATAAAGTATGTTATAAACGATGTAAATATTAGATATATGTTAGATAGCAATATTGTTGAAGATGAAGATGGACAAGTAAAGATACAGTTTAAGCCTAAACATTATATAAATTATACTACTGTATTAGACTTTCATAAAGGCGATAGTTTAAATTGGCTAATTAGTTTAAGAAATTCTGCATCTAATTTTATTTTACATAGGATAGAAGAAATTGATAAAAAACAACTATGGGAAAAATAAGGAGGTATAAATGGAATTAGAAGAAGCTATAAAAATACTTAAAGAAGATTTAGAACATACGAAAAGAGCAAATGAATGTGGTCTTGCTACAAAAGGAGAATTTAATAAGGAAATAAAAGCCATAGAAACAGTATTAAAATACCTAGAAAAATATAGAGATTTATATATGCAATCGTTAGCAAACAATCTAAATCAAAGTCTAAAAAACAGAGAAATGAGCAATGAACAATTAGAAGCATTAAACGAAGGTTGGAAATTGGAAGTTGAAAAGAAAGATAAAATGATAGAGTTAATGGCTAGGTTTATTGATACAGAATTAAGCAGTGAACATTTATCAAAAGTTTTAAAAATAGAAGTTAAGCCATTAGAAACTTATAGAGAAGACATAAAACAATATTTTGAAAAGAAAGCAGAGGAGAGTGAATAAATGGAAGAAATAAAAGTTGGAGAGTATATTAGAACACCTTACAATCAAATAGAAAAAGTAATTCGCATAGACGAAGAAAGAACAGATTATGTTGGAGTTGAAACTGACCTATCTTACTATAATCTGGATTGGTTAAAAGCACGTAAAGTAAAACACAGCTTTGACATAAAAGATTTAGTACAAGCTGGAGATATAGTTTTATACAATGTGAATAGCAAAATGACAGATATAGGAATTGTTAAAGAACATATTGATGCAAGGACACAAGAAAAGACATTAAGAGTTGGAATATGGTCTTTGGAACAAGTTGAAATTAAAGAAATTTTAACAAAAGAGCAATTCAATCAAATGAAATATATAGTAGGAGATGAGTAGATGGATAATAAAGAAAGTTTAATAACAGAAAAATATATAACAATATCAATGGAAGAATATAAAGAATTATTAATGATAAAAGGAAGATACGAAGAGTTGAAAAGTAGACCAAGCAATCCTATAATTTGGAGTGAACCACACACAAAAACGATACCAGAAGAACCATATAAGATAACTTTATAGTATCAGAAGGAGGAAGCATGAACAGAGAGATAAAATTTAGAGCATTTGATACAGAGAACAAAGAAATGCTAGAAGTACAAGAGCTAGATTATGAAGATAGTTGGAATGGACAACCAATGGTAAGAACAACAATGTATAACGACTATTTTGATACAGAAGAGATGATTTTAATGCAATACACAGGCTTAAAAGACAAAAATGGAGTAGAGATATATGAGGGAGATATAGTATATGTTGCAAGTGAAGATGAAAATGCAAAAATAGTGTGGTGTTCAGAAATGTGTAAGTTTGCACTAGAGTTTGAGAGTGAATGGGCAAGTGATTTTGATTCTTTTTATGGAAAAGATTTAGAAGTAATGGGGAATATTTATGATAACTGATATTAGCAAAATAACATTAGAAAATATAAATGATTTTATGGAAAAACCATATCAAAGGCAATTAAAAGATAAAAAGCAAAAACTATTATTACTGTTGAAAGAAAAAGAGTATGTAACTTCTAAAGACATACGTGAAAAAATTTACAACGGTCGAGATGTCAAAAGACAAACAATAGGACAGCTTATAAGAAGATTGCGAGATGAAGGCTATAAAATACAAACAATAGCCAAAGTAGGATATAAACTGAGAGAAAGAAGGTAAATAAATGAATAAACCAAAAGATAAAAGACCTTATTATTTTAGAGAGATTTATACAGATGAATACAATACTTTGTGTCAAATGATTATATACAGAAGCAATGATGAAAGAGAAAAGATATTTAGAAGAAGCACAATAAATCCAAATCTTAAAATATTAAAAACGAAAGCTATTTTAAATAAACATTTTGAAATAATAGACGTGATGGAAGGAGAAAAAGATGAATAAGAAGATAAAAGTAATAGAATTGTTAAATAAAAAAGCCAATAATGAGCAAATGCCATCTAAAATACGATTTGAAGGACTAAATTATCAATACAAAGGTTCATCATATTATGATAGAAATGGAGATTTATTGTGCGAAAATTGTGATTTATTATGTGTATTAGATAGTGAAGTAGAAATATTAGAAGATGAAGAAGAAACAGGAATAAGTAAACTAGAAAAAGAAAAAGTGTTAGAAGAAAATCCAGCAGAGTTTAGATATGATCTTAGATATTATTACGACAAAGAAAAAATGGGAGACAAAATAAATGAAATTATTAAAAAAGTAAATGAATTAGATAAGAAAATAAATAAGGAGGAGTAGCTTATGTGGTCTAGTTATATGGAAGAAGAGTGGTATCAAAAAGGGCTTAAAGCCCAATATGAACAAATTAAAAAGAAAAATAAGGAGGATTAATTATGGATTGGTTTATTATATTAATATTATCAATATTTTGTTTTTGTGTGTTTGATAGATTTTGTGTAATGCTTGAAAGATTAAGTCGCAATAAGAATATTGTTAAAGAAATTGTTAATAAATCTGAAAACAAAGATAAGGAGGATTAAAATTATGAAAAAATTAAAAATAGTATTATTAGGAATTATAGTGTTAGGAGGATGTTTATTATTAACAGGATGTAATAAACAAATTATAGATACCAAATATACATTTAATAGAGCAATTGTAACATTAAACGATGGTACAAGAATGGAAATTGAAATAGCAAAATGGAACGACTATGAAGGAGAACAACTACAAATTATAGGAAAAGATAGAAAAGTATATTTAGTAAGTTCTTATAACACGATTTTAATAAAGGATTAGGAGGACAAGCCTATGACAAAAGAAGAAATAATAAAGGATTTAAAAAATGAAATAAAGAGAAGAAGAGCACTACTTATAACAACAAAGGGAGAATATGCAAAAATGTTACATAGTGATATTGCAGATTTACTAGAAGAAAAAATAGAGATATACGAAGGAGGGCAAGAAATTGGATAAAAAAGTTTTAAGTCAAATAGAAGATTTGAATAAGGAAGTTGAAGATATTAAAAAAAGATTAAAAAGATTAGCACTTAAACCAGATGAAGTAGTAAGAGATAGTGTTAGTGGTAGTTCTGCAACATTTCCATATATAAAACATAGTTGCGTTGTTGAAGGAATTGATACAAACAAATATAAAAATATAAAAAAATATAAAAGAATTTTAAAACAGAAAGAAGAAAAACTTCAAAAGAAAATAAATCAATTAGAATATGAATTGAATTATATAGAAGATAGTGATTTAAGAAAAATCATAAGATATAAATATGTTGATTGTATGAATTGGGTGCAAATAATGTTTGAGATGAGATATAAATCTGAGAGCAAAGCGAGAATGAAATTAAAAAGATTTTTATGTGAAAAAGAAAAAAGTTTGAAAAAAAATTAAAAAAATTTCATTTGTGCGTTTTGTGCGCCTAAAAGATGTTAATATGGTATTAAGAAATGTTGTAGTCGTTCAGAAATGGACATGCCCCAGACTACCAGGTATACCCCCTGAAATTTCTCCTTTGTTTGTTATACGAAAAAGAAAGACTTTAAAAATATTGTCTTTCTTTTTTCTTTATATATGGCGGAGTGGTAGAAGTGGTTATCTCGTTTGTCTCATAAACAAAAGGTCATAGGTTCGAATCCTATCTTCGCTACCATGTATCTATATTTAAGTAAAAAGGAGGGGAAACATGTTAAAAACAATAAAAGAATGGGAATTATTTTCTGGAATAAAGCTAATGAATTTAGATGGCTTTAGAAGAGAAAAGAATAAGGTAAGAAATAGAAAATATACAGAAAAGCAGTTTAGAAGATATGCTAAAGAATGTATGTTTAAAACTGTTTGTAACAAAGGATTAGATTTTATGAGGAGATGATACATATGTCATTTCAAGATTTATGCAAAAAATATAAAGAAGAAATATGCCCATATTGTAAGAATAAAAATGCAGATGATTGTAAAATATCTAAAACAAATGATGGAGTAAAGTGTTCTAATTATATTAAGGACAAAAGCAAAATAAAACGAATAAATCCTTTTAGTTGTTTTGTTAATATTCAAATCCAAAGGAAGTGACTTAATGAAATTTTATGATGAAGGATTAGATAAAGAAGAATTAAAAAAAGAATATTTCTTAAAACTGAATAATAATACAAGATTTAAAACTTTGGAAGAATTACAATTCAGAATTAATGAGTATTTTGACAAAATGTTTCAACAACATAGACCATATACAATGTCCGGATTAGCACTTTGGCTTGGTGTTACAACAAAGACATTGCGTTCTTGGGAGAAAGATTATGGAGATACAGTTTATACAGATATAATAAAATTTGCAAAACAAAGAGTTGAAAATTATGCTGAAGAGTCTTTGTATGATAACAGAAAAGCAAGTGGAGCAAAATTTGTTTTAGAAAATTATTTTGATTTATCAGAAAAACATAATGTAGAAACAAGTGTTAATGTAAAATTGGAGGATGTTTTAGATGATTAAAGTAACCGCTGATTTTTTAATTGATAGAAGAAAACGCATTTGGGAAAAATATCAAGATATAAAAAGAGATGAAAGATTTGTTCAAGCTGTTTGTTTTGAAATAATTAATAATAAAAATCTTAGACAAGAAATTTTTAATTATCCTGAAAAATTAATTGAATTAGCTTTTAATGTTGTTGATAAAAACAAAAAACTAATTCCATTTTTTCTGAATGATGTTCAACATAGTTTTATAGATACATTAAATAAATCTATTGAAGATTATGAAAAAGGATTAATAACCAATATATCTATATTGATTCTAAAAGGAAGACAGCAAGGATTTACTACATTAATTACTGCGTACCAATTAGCTAGAACCATTACAAGACATAACTTCGAAGGTTTAACTCTTGCTGATAAAAGTACAAACTCAGAAGCTATATTCCAAAATAAAGCAAAGTTTATTTATAATAGATTACCTGAATGTATTAAACCTACAGAAAAATATAATTCAAAGAAACAATTATTATTTGAAAAATTAAATAGTAGCTGGGCAGTTGAAACAGCATCAAAAGAAGTTGGTCGTTCTAGAACAATCAACTTTTTTCATGGCTCAGAATGTGCCTTTTGGAAAGATGGAATTTCTAATATTCAAGCATCATTGGGAGAGGCATTCACAAAAGATTCTATTAAAATATATGAAACTACTGCTAATGGTTTTAATGATTACAGAACCATGTGGCGTTCTGGCGAACATATTAATTGTTTTTATGAATGGTGGTTAACACAGGAATATAGATTAAACTTTGAAACTAAAAATAGAAGAACAAAATTCTTAAATGATATTTATAGAGTAAATGATTGGATTCATCAAAGACTTAAATGGTTATTAGAAGAAAAAGGATTAGATGAAAATCAATTATATTGGTATTACAAAAAATATAATGGTTACATCGAAAAAGAATTAATCAAGCAAGAATATCCTTGTACTCCGGAAGAAGCTTTTATTGCTTCTGGTAAATGTTACTTTGATAAAGATGTTCTTATTAAATACATTGATAAATTGGAGCAGGAAAAAAATTATGGAGTAAAGAAAAGAGGATATTTTAAATACGAAACAAAATATAACGAAAAGAAACATAAACAATATATTGATGGTGTTGAATGGGTAGATGATCCTACTGGACCGATTAGAATATTTAAAGAACCAGAAGAATTAATTCCTTATGTTCTTCGGTGGGGATACTGCTGGAGAAGGTAGTGATAAAAATACTGCTACTGTTATTGATAACACAACAGAAAAAATTGTTGCTACATTAGAGCAAGAAAAAGATGAAACATCATACACTATCCAGGTTTATTGTTTAGGAATGTATTATAATCAAGCACTTATTGGATTAGAAACAAACTTTTCTACATATCCTACAAAAATGCTTTCAGAAGTATATGAATATCCTAATTTATATGTTAGGGAAAAGGAAGATGATTATACTGGTCAATTATATAAAAGTTATGGCTTTGAAACTAATAAGAAAACAAGGCCTATTATTTTGGCTAATTTTCAAAGGATTATGAATGAAGAAACATCAAAAATTACAGATATAGAAATCTTGAGAGAGGGAATTGTTTTTATTAAAAATGAAAAAGGTCGTCCTGAAGCTCAACAAGGTTGTCATGATGATAGGATTATGGGAACTGCAATTACATATTATATTTCAGACCAACAGCCTAAAGTAAAACAAGAACCTATGAAAGAAAATGAAGTTTATATGAAAGAAAGTAGTTTTGATAATGATTTTTATAGTGATTTTGATGATGATGAAATAACACCAATTTAGGAGGTAAATAATGGAAGTATTAATAATTTTAGCAACAGGCATTATGTGCTTGTTGTCTTTTTATTTTGGAACAAAATGCTCTCGAAATGAGGAAATTATAAGTCAAGAAACAAAAGAAAAAATATTACATCCAATTGAAACTTATAAAGAAGAAGAGGAAAGAAAAGAGGTTGAAAAGAAAAATAAAATTCAGCGAATGCAAGATGCAACCGTTTTAGACAATATTGATAACTATAAAGGAAGTTCTTTAGGTCAAAAGCCTATTCCTTTTTTTGAAGATGAGGAAGATGAAGATGATGAAGGAGATGATTTCTAGATGTACGATGATATTAATGAATTAAAAGAAACTGATATTTGGACTGCGTATCAACATGGTGTAGATTATAACCATCAACACAATTTATATACAGATGCAGATAAGTGTAATGAAATGTACAATGGAAATCAATGGAAGGGTGCAATTCTTGGTAATAATCCACCTGTTAGTTTAAACTACATAAAAACAATAGTTAAACATAAAGTTTCCACAGTTAATCAAAACTTGTGGAAAATTGTTTATGAAAGTATGAATTTTGATAGTGAGGAGATTATTCAATCTGCTAAAAAAGTTTGTAAATTACTTAATAAAAAAGCTGATATTACCTGGGAAAGAAACAAGTTAGATGATAAGTTGAAAAAAATTGTTAGACAAGGTGCAATTGTTTCAGAAGGGGTTCTTTATAATTTTTATGATGAAGATATCAAAGATATAAGAACACAGCTTTTGAAGAAAACAGACATTATCTATGGAGATGAAAATAATCCTGAAATAGAGGAGCAACCATACATAATCATTAAAAGAAGAATGACAGTAATGAAAGCTCGTGAATATGCTAGACAATTAGGTTGTTCTGAAACAGTTGTTGAATCTATTAGAGGAGATAATGAATATCTTGAAGAAACAGGAGAAAAAGCAAAATATGAAAAAGATAATAAAGTAACTGTTCTTACAAAATTATGGAAAGAAAAAGGAACTGTTTGGTATGAAGAGGGAACTCGCTATTGTATGTTAACAAAGAAATTGAATACAGGCTATAAAAGATATCCAATTCAACATTTTCTTTGGGAAGAAAAAGAAGGTTCAGCTAGAGGAGAGGGCGAAGTTAAATCTCACATTGAAAATCAGTTAGAGGTTAATAGAACTTTAATGCGTAGGTCAGTTGTAGGAAAGAACATCGCATTTCCTCATGCAATTATTAATACTGATTTTATTGCTAATAAAGATGCAATAAATAAAACTGGTTCTACAATTGAAGTTAAAGGAAAATCAGTAGATGATGTTAGAAAAATGTTTGGCTATACACAAGTTACACAAATGTCTTCAGATATTAAGGAATTGCAAAATGAATTGATGTCAGTTGATAGAGATTTGTCAGGAGCTGGAGATATAGCAACAGGAAGTATTAATCCATCCACTGCATCAGGTAGAGCAGTTCTGGCTGTACAAGAAGCATCTACTAAACCAATGATTGAACAAGTAAGTGCTTTAAAAACACTTATTGAAGAGTTGGCTCTATGTTGGTTGGATATGTGGATTGCAACATCAGAAGAAACTATGCACTTGATTAATGAAGAAATTCAAGATGATACTGGAGAATCAACATACACAGTTGAAGAAATTCCAACAGTATTAGTTGAGAATATGAATGCAACAGTAAAAATTGAAGTAACTTCAAAAGGTGCTTACGATAAATATGCAAAAGAACAAAGCTTAGAAAATTTAGCAAATAGTGCAATATTCCAAAACCCTCAATTATTAGAGGATTATATAGAAATGTTAGATGATGATTCTAATATGCCAAAACAAAATGTGCTAGCAGTTGTTAAAAAGCGTAAAGAAAGACAAGCTAGAATTGCACAAATAAAAGCACAAGGTCAATTAATGCAACAACAAGCACAGCAATTTATGGCTCAGCAACATCAAATGGCTATGGCCAATTTTATGGGTGCTAATACAGAAGGTGCAGAACAACAAGCATCAGCAATTTAATATTAGGTAATAAAGCAAGATTTTTTCTTGCTTTTTATATTGCCAAAACTTGTGAGGCTTAAATCAAGGAATTTATAGTCGACACGGACTTTAAACGGAGGTAAGAAAATGGAAAATGAAGAAAAGTTAGAAACAACTAACGAAACTGAAAAAGTAGATACTCAAACTACAGAAGAAAATGAGGATTTAGAATTGACTGATAGTACTGAGTTAGAAGAAGTTGATGAAGAAAGTGAAGATAATTCAGAAGAAGAAAATCAACCTAATGAAGATGAAGTAAATCAAAATTCTAAAAGTTTAAATGAACTTCTTGCAGAAAATCCAGCTTTACAAGAAGAGTTCAATGAAAGAATGCAAAGTAGGCTTAAGCGTCAAAAAGACAAGCTTACAAGAGAATATACAAATAAATATTCTCGAATAGAGGATTTATTGACTGCTGGTGTTGGTGGTAAGAGTGTTGAAGAAAACACTCAATTGCTTGAAAACATGTTCAAAGAGCAAGGCATTGAAATACCAGATAATAAGCCAAGATATTCTCGTGAGGAAGTTGAAATATTAGCAAATCATGAAGCAAATTCTATTATTGAAGCTGGCGAAACAATAGAAGAGTTAAACAGATTGCTAAAAATCGGTTATGAAAATATGACTGATAGGGACAAAGTTATTTATAAGAAATTGGCTGAAGCTAAGAAAACTGAAGATGATAGAAAAGCTATTCGTAGTTTAGGTATCAATGAGGATTTCCTAAATAATAAGGAATTTAAAGATTTTGAAAAAGAATATGATATTCCTGCTAATATGCCATTTGCTAAAAAATATCAATTGTTCCAAAAAATACAAAATAAAAATAAAGATACTTCTAATGTAGGTAGACCAGGCTCAATGAAGAACAATGATTCTAAAGTTGAGAAAGATACTTTCACTCCTGAAGAAGTTGATATGTTGAGACCAGAAGATTACGATGATCCTAAAATTATGGCAAAAGTTCGTAGGTCTATGTCCTCTTGGAAGTAAGAAAGGATGAAATGTTATGAGTAACTTTAAACCAATGTATTGGTCAAAATATTGCCAAACTGAATTAAAGAAAGATTTAGTAATGGGTAATTGGTGTGATTACACATTCGAAGGAGAAATTAAGAAAGGTTCTAGATTAAAAATCGTAGGTGCTAACCGTCCTACAATTGTTGATTATAAGAAAGGAACACCTTTAACACCAGAAAATATTGCAGATAATTCTCAATATTTAGATATCACTGAAGCAAAAGCATTCTGTTTTGAAGTTGATGATATCGAAAAAGCTCAAAAAGTTGAAGGATATTTAGAAACTCAATTTGATGAGGCTAAAAATGCTTTAGCTGAAGTAGCTGAAAAATTCGTAGGAACTAAAGCAAAAGATGCATTAGCTTCTATGACAAGTGCATCAACAGAAATTACAGAACAAAATGCTATTTCTGTAATTGATGATGCACATATTGCATTATATAAAAATAATGTTACAGCTAAAACACCTTTAGCTGCTGACTTAAATGCAAAACATATTGTTAAATTAAGAGCTGCATTAGCTAAATTATTTACAGAAAACGTTGAATATGTAAAAAATGGTGCTGTAGGTAAATATGGTAATACATTCTTAAGATTAGCAACTTGTTTATATAATGACGGAACTGATGATTTAGAAATGGTTAGAACTAAAAAAGCTATTGCTTTTGCTAGCCAAATTGATAAAATCAAACATTCTGATAATACATATGGAATGGGAGAAATCATCAAAGGTTTACATGTTTACGGTGCTAAACTTGTTAGACCTAAAGAATTATATGTAATTAAAGCTCATTAGAAAATACTAATGAGCTCTTAAAATATTTTTAAGGAGGGTTTTGAAATGGCCGTAAAAAAATTAACACCTGTTCAAGCAGGATTTAACAAAATTACAAAAATAGCAGGAGAATCAGCATCATCAGCATCTGATGGTTTTCAATTAGAAATTCCAGAGGCAGATGAATTATTATTCTTAATTGCTGAAAATACACATGATTCTACAGCTTATAAAGTAACTGTAAAAGCTCCAACAAAACAAGGGTATGCTTCAACTGATGAAGATTTAGAATTACAACTTGCTGCTGGAGAAAAAGCTGTTATAAGAGTAGAAAGTGCAAGATATGCTAATACAGATGGAACTATTGATATTGCTGTAGGAAATACAGCTGTAAAAGTAGTTGCTGTTTATTAGTAGACAGCTGGGTTATGCTTAAGTGTAACTCAGCTTTTTTTATATGGGTACATAGCTCAGCAGGTAGAGCGACAGACTGTTAATCTGTATGTCGAAAGTTCGATTCTTTCTGTACCCGCCAATTTATATTTAGGAGGTTTTCTTATGAATAAAGAAGAAATTGAAAAAATGAAAAAATTAGAAAAGCTAGAAAAAAGGGTTATATATCCTGATGTTCAATTTTATGGAGCTTATATTCACACAGGAGAAGATATTTATTTGTGTGATGATGTTGAAGATGATGAAGACACAAAGGTTAGAATTGAGTGCTATATAAAAGAAAATGTTTTGTATACAAATATAGATAGATACTATAAAACAATGAAAGGTAGAGTTGTAAAAGAAGAAATACATCAATCTATATCAATTAATAAAGATGAGGCTTTAGTATATGTTCAAGGTTCAGGATTTGTTGTTCCTGAATATAACATGATTACAATTCCTGAGGCTATTGAATTATATAAAATATTAGAAAATGGAGGAAACGAAGATGAATCTATTGGAGATGCAAAAGAAAGTATTGAGGCTGATAGAAGAAATTAATACAGATGGAACAAATGAAATTACAAAAGATCCAGATATAAAAGAAAAAATAAATGATGTAATTAATCTTGTTAATGTTGAGTTGTGTAGAATTAAAAAACTTCCAGCTGTTGAAGAGTTAGATGTTAAAGAAAATGATGAGATTACTTTAGATGAAGAACTTGATAGCTTTTATCAATTAAATGTAATTAAGAATGTAAGATATGAACAAATAGAAAATAACATAATCTTTTTAGAAGATGGAACTGCGAAAGTATATTATTATAAATTTCCTAAAAAGATTACGAAAGAAACAGATGCAGAAAAATATAAATTTGAAAATACGGAAGATGTGCTTGAAGCTTTAATTATGGGAGTTGCAGCCGACATCTTAAAAAATGATGTTTCAAGCAATTATGGAAGAATTTATGCAGAAAGATATAATGAATTAAAACAATCTCTAGACCCAAGATTTGCAAGAGGTAGTGTTATTATTTGTGATGATGGTCTAGATTTTTAGAAGGGAGATAAAGAAATGGCTAGTGTTAGTGGCTCATTAATATCAAGAATATATGGCAATTTTGCTGGAGTTGATTTTACTAATAATAATGTTGCTTTCAATAGAAGCCCAGATTCTTTGAATATGTGGAAAAATTATAAAAACTCAATTGGAAAACATATTGAAACAAGACCAGATGTTGAAAAAATTCTTACAACTTCTGAAACTGTTTTTGGAATTTTCTTTTATGAAATAAGAAATGAAAATCATATGATAGTTCATGCAGGAACTAAGTTATATGATTGTTATAATGGAAATCAAACTCAAATATATAGTGGTATGAATCCACGCAAGAGTCAATCTTTTATATTTGCTAATATATTTTATATCAAAGATGGTCTTAATTATCTTGAATATGATGGGGAAACTTGCTCAGAAGTTCAAGGATATGTTCCTACAACGACTATTTCAAAAGCACCAACTGGAGAAGGAACAACATATGAAGATGTTAATTTATTGACACCTAAAAGAAAAAATTCTTTCCTTGCTGATGGAAATTCTAAGATTTATAAACTTGATGCAAATTCTTTAATAAGTATTGATGCAGTATATATAAATGATGAATTGCAAAATGAAAACTCATATACTAAAGATTTAGCAAATGGTCGAGTTGTTTTTAATACTGCACCAACTATTCCAGATACAGATGGAAAAGATAATGTTATAATTGAATTTACTACAAATAGTCCTGCAAATGCAGATAAAATAAAAAAATGCACTCTATTATCAGTTTTTGATAATAGGGTGTTTTTTAGTGGAAATCAAGATTATCCGAATGTTATTTTCCATAGTTCACTTGATAATCCAAGGTATGTTTCAGATTTAGATTTTTACAATGAAGGTTTAGATTTGAGTCCAGTTAAAGCTTTAATTCCAGCTAATAATGCTCTATGGGTATGTAAAAAATCAAGTCAAGCAAATACTACAATTTTTTATCATAACCCGACTACTGATGCAGAGTATGGAACTATATATCCATCAACGCATTCAAGTATTTCAACTGGTTGTGCAACAACTGGGCTTAACTTTAAAGATGATATTATTTTCTTCTCTGAAAGAGGAATGGAAGCGATAACCGGAGATATAACAACAGAACAGGTATTAGCACATAGAAGTAGTTTAGTAGATAATAGATTACTAAATGAACAAGAATACGAAAATATGCTTCTTTGTGAATGGGAAGGATATTTACTAGTATTTTGTGGAAATAAAGTATATGTTGCTGATAGTGAACAAAGATTTTCATATAATCATCATTTCGAATATGAGTGGTATTATTGGGAACTAAGTATAACTCCAAAATTTGTTACAGAGAAAAATGGTATTCTTTATTTAGGTACAACTGATGGTATTTATACTTTGACGAAAAATAATCCTGAAATTAATTCATATTGGACAACTTGTGAAGATGAATTTAATTATCCTCAATATCAAAAGACGACTAACAAAAAAGGTTGTTGTTTAGATGTTTTTGGGGATGAAGTAAAAGTTTTAGCAAGAATTGATAATGAACAATTTGAAGAAATTGGAGATTATGAAAATATAAAAGGTTATGTTGTAAGTAGAATTAAAAAGAAAAAATGGAAATCTATTCAAATTAAAATAAGTTCAGATACAAGTTTTGGATTAGAAAAAGTTACATTAGAAGCCTTTGTGGGCTCTTACATAAAACGATAGTAGGAGGAAATAAAAATGGCAGGAAATATTATAGATTATAATGACCAAAGATTAACTGATGTTGAGAGAGAAAGTGCTCAAAGAAAAGAAGAAGTTACTAACAATTTTAATCAAATGATAAATGAAAGAGATGCATATACACAGCAACAACAACAAAATGTTTCTAATTGGGCTCAACAGCAAACGGAATTACAACAAGCTAAAACAGACCAAGCAATTAATAAAATAGAACAATCAAAAGAACAAGGTGCAAAGGATTACCAAAGAGAGCAAAAAGGTGCTTATACTGATTATATGAAACAAAGTAATCAATATGGTGCTAATGCTGAAATGCTGGCTAGACAAGGTATGTCTAATAGTGGTTATTCTGAATCATCTCAAGTTAGTATGTGGAATGCATACCAACAAAGATATGCTAGTGCAAGGGAAAGCTATCAAAAAGCTGTAACAGAATGGGATAATATGATTAAAGATGCAGAATTAAGTAATAGTGAAACAATGGCTAATATTGCACAACAAAAACTAGAACAATCATTAAAATTAGCATTAGAAGGTTTTGAATACAAGAATAATTTAACTATACAAAGAGATAGTAGAATTGATGAAATTGAAAATTATTATAACAATAAATATCAAGAAGTTCTTGACCAAATTAATCGTGAATATGAATATGAAAGACAGCAAAAAGAATACGAAGAAGCACAAAGAAGATGGCAAGCAGAATTTGAAGAACAACAAAGACAAGCAGAACTTGAATATCAACTTAAATTAAAGAATTTTGAAGCAGAGCAAGAACAAATAAGAATACAAAACGAACAATGGGAAAGAGAACACGCATTAAAGAAAGCACAGCAACAAGCAACATTGAGACAGTTATCTGGTTCGAATAGTTATGGACTTTCAGGTGGAAATGTTAGTCTAAGCTCTAATGCTAAAAAAGCTTATAATGCGTATCTAATAGCTAAGAAAGTTCCAGGTGCTGGAAAAAATATTACTCTTGAGAGTTATCTTCAAAAACAATTAAATTCAGGAAAGATAAGTACAGATGATGTAAGAGCAATTATTAATATTTATGGTTAATAGTTAGGAGGCTATTCAATGAATGATAAAGAAAAGTTAGATATGTATAACAGAATAGTATCAAATAATTCAAATAGTAAAGAACAAATGTATAATAGAATTATTAGTAATTACAATAACTATAATAGTAATAAAAAAAGCAATGTGTTTGAAAATAGCAACGAAAAAAAGATAAAATTTAATAATGTTTGGGAAAACAGTAAAGAAAAATTTAAAAATGCAATTAGTAATTTAGATTCAATAAAAAAGAAAAGATATGATAATGCAGATACATTTACAAAAGTTCAAGCTATTAAGTTGGCCGCAGAACAAGGTAAAAATAAAGTTGATGTTGCTAATTCTATTTTAAACAATAGAAAAAAAATAAATGTTGAAGAAAAAACAAACAATGATTTATCTAACAAAGTACTTCCTGCTCTTACAGCACCTTTAATGTTAAATCCTGTTACTTCCAAGTTGGCACCTGCAATATTAGGCAACTCTCTACAAATGAATGATAATACGAAATATATAGCCAAAAAAACAGGAGTAGGTGTATTGGGTGGATTAAATGGTTTAATGAAAGCAGGTACAACTGAAATACAAAATAATATGCAAAAAGGAGCAAAAGAGAATAAGAGTATTCTAGAAAATGTAAATGATATTATATCATCTGCTCAAACAAATCTGAATCCAACACTAAGACTGGCAAATATGGGTAAAAATGCTTTTAAAGAAGGGATAAAAACAATCAAGGATAAAAATACCAATCCAATTCAAAAGTTAGCAAATATGGCAAATAATGCTTCTTCTAATGCTTTAGATATTATTCCAGGTAAAAATGTGTTAGATAACTATAATAAAATGGTTGGTAATATAAATAAAGATTCTGATAAAATGGTTGGAAAAATGAGTGATATTGCTTCAAAACCATATAATAATTTAAAAGAAAAGATACAACAGGAAGGACAAAAATATAATAGTGCTACTCAAACAGCTGGGAATGTTGCAGAGGTCGTTGGAAATATGGTTCCATCAATTGGAGCTTCAATGGTTGCTGGGCCAGAGGCAGGATTATTAACAACAGGTATTAGTGCAAAAGGTACAGCTACTGAAGAAGCTTTAGCTAAGGGGGCTGAATTAGACCAAGCAGTAAAAATTGGTAATACAAAAGGTATTGTTGAGGTTGGAACTGAATTACTTTCAGGAGGAATTAATTTCTTTGGTAAAGGTGCATTGGATGATATTGTTGAAAAGGGATTAATCGATAAAGTAAGTAATAAAGTTGGAAAATTTTTAATAAGACAAGGTTATGATTTTTCAGGAGAAGTTGGAGAAGAAGTTGTTTCTGATATAGTTGGAACTTTAGTTGATAAAGGTACAGTTGATCCAAATGCTAAATACTCTATTGAAGATTTAGGAGAAACAACTGCAACTACAATATTAAGTACAGCAGTTTTAAAAGCATTAGGTGTTCCAGTTAATAATATAAGTGATGTAATTATGAATAACAAGCAAAAAAATGTTCAATCAGAAGAAAACAACACGTCACAATCAATTGAAATACAAAAAGAAAAAGAAAGTAATATAAGTAATCGTTTAGAAGACAAAAGCTCTCAAAATGCAATTTCAGGACAAATTGAAGAAAATAACACTAATGTTGAAAATTTTGTGCAAGAAAACACAGAAAATCAAACAAATATGAAAAATAAAGCTCAAAATTATATCAATAGAAGTAAAAGTCAATTCATAAATGATTTAGTTTCTGATTTGCAAACAAGTAAATATTCTAATAAAGAAATATTAAATCAAAGTGTTGATGAAATAATAAATGAAATTAACAACAACAATGGAAAAGTATCAAAAGAAAAAGCCGATGAGTTATTTGAAAATTTATATGGTAAATTAGTAAAGACTGATTCTGATTATTATAATCAATATAAAGACCTTAAAGAAGATTTAAGAAAAACAAAATTATTTGTTCCTGAAAATGTTGCAAATGATATTTCAGATTTTGGAGATTTCAGAAAAAACAACAGAGGAAATTTAATTTTAACTAACGATAATAGTAATGTAAATATAGATACAAAATATAAGGAATTATCTGAAACATATCCAGAATTATTCCCAGCAGATATTACAAATCAATCAGACCAATTACAAAAAATATCTGAAGTTGTAAGAGATATAAAAAAGACCGAAACAAATGTACAAGCATATTTAGATAAAAACATGGGGTCTGATTATAAAATGTGGGCTAGAGAGGATTTTAACAGAATATTAAATAAATTCCAAAAAGATGTAAATATGGCTTATAGATATAATGCGGATAAACCTCAAAAATCTAATTTTATTATAGCAAAAGATGAATTGACAGAAATGTATAAAAGTCTTCCAGAGTTAAGAAGAAATTATGAAAATGTAATGAATAAAGAAGTTTTAACTGAAAGAGATAGGGTTCAAGTTGATAGATTGTTGAAAAATGAGATTACAATAGAAGAATTACCTAATAATGCAAATAAACAAGGAATTATAAATGTATTTAGAGCAAAACAACCTTTAAATATAATTCAAGAATCAATAAAAGAAAACAAAAGAAATATCAGAGAATTAAGAATGGAACAAGCTCAAAATGATTTAGGTGATTTAAGTAAGTGGAAAGATAAAAAGATGGGCTGGTTATATTCAAGAGAAACAGCATCAAGAAATATTTATGATATTGCACCAAAAGATGTAGCTAAAAAAATTGATAATGACTATATTCAACAATATCATATCAATGAAGCAAAGGCAATTAGAACCATAAATCAATATACTGATGAAATTAAAGATTTAAAATTAAGTTCTATAAAAAAATATAAGGCAACTTTTAGTATGCAAGAAATGTTAGATGGAGAATTAAAAGATGTTGTAAAAACGAAAAAAGTAAGCGAAGCTGAATTAGTTCAAATATTTGGAGAAGGTAGAATTACATTAGACCAGTTACAAGAAACAGGTGTTGATACTCAAAAGATTATAAAATCAGTTGAAACATTCAGAAATATTTATGACAAGCTTTTTGATGATGTAAATGAAGTATTATTGAAAAATGGTTTAGAACCTGTTCAAAAAAGAGCAAACTACTTTCCTCATTTTTCAGAAGCGGAACCAGATAATCTACTTTCAAAAGCAGCTAAACTTGCAGGAATAGATTTATCCGGAGAATTACTACCAACTGATATAGCTGGAAAAACACAAAACTTTAAACCAAATAAAAAGTTTGTTGGAAACTTCTTGCAAAGAAGTACAGATATAACGGACTTTAATGCTTTAAAGGGATTTGATAGATATATTCAAGGTGTTACAGATGTTATATATCATACTGAAGATATAATGAAATTAAGAGCTTTATCTGATTCAATCAGAAATTTTTACAGCACTAAAGAAATAAAATCAAGAATACAAAATATTGAGGAAAGTACTGAATTAACAACAGAAGAAAAGAATGAAAAAATAAATGAAATAAAAGAGCAAACTGTAAACAAAAGTAATCTTTCTAATTTTATTACTTGGCTTGATAATTATATAAATATTCTTGCTGGTAAGAAATCAATTAATGATAGAGGTGCAGAGAAGGAATTATCACGAAAAGTATATAAAGCAATGAATAAAGTTGAAAGCAGAATTGGAGCAAATATGGTTGCGGGAAATATTGGTGTATCTTTTACGAACTTAGCGCCATTAGCGCAAGCAAGCGCAGAATGTTCAGTTCCAAACTTGGTAAAAGGTCTATATGGAAGTATGATTGCGAATGGAAAAGCTATTATAGGGAAAAGAGATACAAGTTTTGCAAGTGAATCTGATTTCATAACAAGGCGTAGAGGAACAGAAACAACGACTACAAGCTTTATAGACAAAGTAACAAAGCCGTTAGATATAATAACTTCTTCAATAGATGATGTTATCTCAGAAGGAATTGTAAGAGCTAGATATATTCAAAATCTAAAAAATGGAATGACTCAACAAGAAGCGCTTCATGAAGCAGATACTTATTCGGCAAGTTTGATGGCTGATAGAAGTAAGGGAGCAATGCCTACACAGTTTTATTCAACTAATCCACTTGCAAAAATGGTTAATATGTTTCAAGTAGAAGTTAACAATCAATATTCATATTATTTTAAAGATATGAAAAGAAATATACAAGATAATTCTAATACTAAGGCACAAATGGTTGCAAAAATGACAAAATCATATGCTAAGTTATTAATTGCAAGTTATGCAATGAATGAATTAATATCAAATGTAAGAGGTAATGCAACAAGAGTTTTACCAGATCCAATTTATTTAGTTAAAGAATTAATTAAAGGTTTAGGAAATGATGATAAAGATGATGATTGGGAAACACTTAATGGTACTACTAAAGAAATTTTAGGAAATACACCTTTTGCTTCAGTGCCTCTTGCTTTATTTGGAAATGCTTTTGGATTAGATTCTGAAAATATTGGTAGAGTTTCAATAGCTGGTGCTATTCCTGATGTTAGTAAAGTTGGCTCAACATTAATGTCTGATTCAAATTCTGAATATAAAAAAGAAACTGTAAAAAAAGAATTAGAAAAACCTTTATACAACTTAATCTTTCCAAAGGCAGGTTCACAAGTTAAGAAAACTATTCAAGGTGCTGAAGCTGTTGCAAAGGGTGGAAGTTATTCTACAACTAAAAATGGAGAAAAGAAGTTACAATTTAATATAGATAGAAGTAAAGGGACAGATGTAGCGAAAGCATTAGTGTTTGGAAAATGGTCTGTTTCTGATGCACAAAACTATGATAATAAACCATTAACAGAAAAGCAACAACAAGAAATAAAAGAATTAAATATTTCTTTTAATGAATATAAAAAATATCAATCTGATTTGAGCGATTTGAATAAAATTGAGGCTGATAAAGACAGTAAAGGAAAATCTATTTCTGGTTCAGCAAATGCAAAGAAAGCATATCAAATTATGAATAGTGATAAATATTCAGATGATGAAAAGAATTATTTAATCAAGAAATTGTATTCAGAAGATAGTAAGTATAAAATTACAGCTAATCAATTAAAGAAAATAGATAATTCGGAAGAATCATATAAATATTTCTTTGGTTTGAGTAACGAAAAGCAAAAAGAATTTTTCAATGATATGAAAGAGTATAATTTTACTTCTAAAAAATTGATTGAGTATTATAAAGACAAAGACAAGATTGATAATAAATACGAAAAAGAAGTTAAGAACATAAAAGCAAAAGGCTATAACAGTGATATTGAAAAAGATATGATTTCAGATGTAAATCAGAAAAAGAAAAATGAAATTGCAGAAAATCTAATTAGTTCAAAATATTCTGACAAACAAAAATTATATTTATATTCGAAATCATATAAAACTAATGATGTTGAAATGGTACAAAAGCTTAATATTAATGCAAATTCATTTATTAAATTTGATAGTCAAAATTTCGAATCTGATTATAATGCAAATGGCAAGACTATAAAAAATAGTAAATTAAATAAAGTTGTGAATTATGTTGAAGGATTACAAAATCTTACAGTTGCACAAAAAGCATTACTTATTAAATCAGAAATGTCTAGCTATAAAAAATATGATAATCAAATTATTGAATATATTGACAGTCAAAAGTTATCTACAAAAGAAAAAGAAGAAATCCTTAAGAATGTTGGATTTAAAATAAAAAATGGAAGGGTGTATGATTAATGCCAAAAAATGATGTTAAAACACCAAGAACAATTCAAGAATTAATGCGAAGATTTGATTTCGGTTCTATTTTGGGAATGAAGAAAAATCTTGAAATACAAAAGAAAAATTTATATAAAATTGAAAATGAATTAAATAGTATGCTCAATTCTTTTGTTATTAATTTAAGTGATGTGTTAGAAAACCAGAGTGATGTTTCACTCTGGTTTTACGATTATATACCAACAACTTCTAATGAACCATATTCAAATTGGATTAATAAGCAAGAACATGATGGAGATTTGTTTTATGACCAATCAACAGGAAGAGTGTATCAATATAAATATTCTTCTGATTCTTGGATTGAAAATAGTGATGAAACTCTTATATCTGCAATGGCTACTACAAATGTTGGAATTGATACAACATCAGACCATGAAAGGAAGATTTACTTTAGTCAACCGACTCCACCGTATGAATGTGGAGATTGGTGGATTAAAAGTGATGGGACATTGTATGTATGCCAACTTGCTAAGACAAGTGGAGAGTATGAAGAAATAGATTTTATTAATTCAGCAAATTATGTAGCAACAGTAGCTGTAAAAAACAACAATGAAATAACTGTTTTGAAAGGAACTGTAACTAAGATATCAGAATCTTATGTTTCTGTAACAGATTTAGCAACTGGAGGAAGTACTGTTATTGATGGTGGAAATATTAAAACAGGAACAATAGATGCAAGCTTAGTGACTATTGCAAATAACAATGTAATCTTAGATGAAGATGGTATTAAATTAAACAATGGTGCTAAAGTTATTGGAACAAATGGATTAATGAATACTTATTTATATGAAAATAAAGATTTTGCTGGTTTTGTTTCTGATTATACAAGTGGTTATGCTAGATTTAAAAAGAAAAATATTTTAGTAAATGTAGTTATTCCAAATGGATTGGTTGTTACAAAAGCTAAAGTTAGATTAATTCATAATCCCGTTTATTGGGCTTGGTACAATAATGATAGTGGTCAAAGTGGCTATGAATGGGGATATTTAAGAAATGTAAAGCTTTATAAATGTACTAATGTTCAAACTAAACGTTTGGCGGCTGACTTTGGAGGACAAGTATATAACGATGAAGATGTTAGTTCATATAGTGAAATTAGTAATGCATTTGGAAGTTCTGGTTTTACTGCAAATGTACCATCAGAATCAAGTCATAATGCACAAGTTGCTATATCAGCAGATATTAAGAATAGTTTGACTACAGGCTTAAATCAACTAAAACTTGAAACAATTGAGAATGTACCTAGTTCATATCAATCATCTTGTCAAAGAAGTGCATATTTAACAGTTCAAGTTGAAGTTGAAGGATATATGTCTTACACATAAATATATAAAAGAAGGGAAGTGATTAAATGATTAAAGTTGAAGATACTACTATATATTGTACAAGGGGAGATAATGGTAATACATTAAATAATAATTTAGAATTTAGTTTTAATGATGTAGATGGAAATCCTGTTCTTTTTCGAGAAGGACAAAAAGTTGTTTTTAAAGTGTTTAATCCAAAAGATGTTACTGATGTTGTTATTCATAAGGAAATTTTAATTGAAGAAGAATGCTCATCTGTAACAATACCACTATCTTCAGATGATACATCTATTGGTCAATACATAAACAAACCGGTTAAGTACAATTATGAGATTTCAATTGATGATACAGGTACGATAATTGGTTATGATGAAGATGGACCAAAATTATTTATATTATTGCCGGAAGGAGGGGAATAGTAGTGTTAAATAATAATAAATTAGTGGGTAAATTAAACTCACGAAATCTTGTTGGAAGAGTTCTAACTAAGTTGTTAGGACTTGATTTCGTTTGGGATGGTACTCGTTTGGGAGTAAAAAAGGAAAACGAAACAGAATATGAGTATGCTGATTTAGTTGGACCAGAAGGGCCACAAGGTAAGCAAGGCCAACAGGGCATGCCGGGTGTGAATGGTAATGATGGATATACACCAAGAAAGCGGAGTTGATTATTTCACTCAATCTGATATTGCTAATATTCTTTCAATATTTAATGGTGGATTAGCAGATCAAATATTAGCAAAGAATTCAAATACAGACAACGATTTTAAATGGGTTTCCAATCACGAAATAGTAAATGATTTGAATAGTTCCAGCGAATCAGATGCATTAAGTGCAAAACAAGGAAAAGCATTAGGTACATATTCTTTTGATGAAACTGTTATAGGCTATGGACCGAATGGGGAAAAAATGTATAGAAAAATAATTACATCTACAGGAATATCTGGAAATGAGGTTCAAGTGTGGCATGGCATAACTAATTTGAAGCAGGTTTTTATGAAAGATGCTTCAGCTACATATAATGGTGTTACATATTTTAATAACTTAACATTTAAAGATATCGATGATAGATTTGTTAAATTATATATTAGTAATAGTAATTGGATAGTTTACATTACGTTGGTTTACACAAAAACAGTAGATTAAAAAATAGGAGGTATAGTTAAAAATGAAAGATTTAAAACTAATAAGAAAAGATATAAATGCTAATACAATAGAGCATTTTGGATTTGATGTAGATGGATTTGAATTTTTAGTTAAAAATTTTAACGATTTTGATATTTATATAGCATTTAAGGAAACAGATGATACAGACGAAATGATAAAGATTCCAGCTGAATCAAGTCAAATATGTATGATAAATAAAGGAACATCTCTCGACAACTCTAGCAGAGACATATATGTTTATGCTGAAGATAGCGGGGAGGTCGAAGTACAATGTATAAAATATTAAAAAATATAATAGAAATGGACGATTACTCAGTGCAAAAGCTGAGTAAGAGTCAACCACCAGAACCGTTTCAATGGAACACAGTTGAAGGCACAGAGTTAAATGTAAGCGATTGCATAGGTGGAAAAGGAAAGATAGAAGTAAAAGGGAATACATATCAAAAACAATTGAGTGGAAAGAATTTGTATGGCATAAATGATTATGAAGGAACATTTAAGAATGTAACAATAAAAATTAAAGATGGAGAAATGACATTAAACGGTACTGCTAATGGTACTGGAACTCTATATATAGAACCAAAAAATGAACAAATTTTCGACGGTACTTATACAATTGTAAAAAATCTTATAAGTGGAACACAGACAGGAAGTGGAAATATAAATCTAAGAAATGCAAATGACGATACTGTTATTGATGGAACTCAATTATCTTTAGGAGACAATATAAGAACATTTACAATAAATAATACAAGTATTAAATATGGTATTTATTTAATGAATGGTGTAACTTTTAATAATTTTAAGATTAGACCTCAAATAGTAGTAGGAAATACACCAGATTATGATTTTGAACAATATTGCGGAGGACAACCATCACCAAACCCAGACTATTCACAAGAAATAAAAGTAGTTACAGGAGATAATGTGGTAAAGCATGTTGGAAAGAATTTGTTAAATAAAGATGACACTTTCACTAATAAATATATAGATGATAATGGAGTTTCACGTACATCAAAAGTTGATGCAACATTTGATGAGTACATAAGTATTAACCAAAATACAGATTATATATATCATTCTAATAAATCTGTACGTAACTTAGCAATAATTTTTTACGATAAAAACAAAAACTTTATCCAACGTAATATAGCAAGAAATGCAAATTCTAATCAAGTAATTTCTCCTAATAATGCTAAATATATACTACTAAGTGTATCATACAATGCAACAGACACGATAACACAAGATGTAATAGATAATTTAGATTTGCAATTAGAACAAGGTACAGTCAAAACCCCATACGAACCATATAGAGAAGAAGAATACAAATTAGATTTATGGAAAGAGAATGAGTTCGATATAAATGATGTAAATAAATTAAATGCATATATAGATTCAAGTAATAA